GAACTTGTAATCGTCAAAGGCCGAGTTATACATCGACATGGCGAAGGCGGCCTTTTCCTTCGGGCTCATGCCGGTGATCGATTTCCCATTGCTGGCGCAGCCGGCCGAAAATAGCGCTAGTAGAACCGCCACCACAAAAACAGGGACAACCCGCTTCATAGTTCTCCTCCTTTTCCTGCCGCATCAAGCGTTATTTGCTGGGCTCGGTAGGACATACAATCCTGCGAGGATCCCAGCATTCGGTAAAAACAACGGTCATCCATGGACGATTTCTCGAAGCATTCGCACTCGCGTTGGTCGTTGAATGAGGTTGCCGCGCAAACCGGCCACCCGCGATAGGCGCATTTGACGGCCATTGTGTAATAGGCCCCTTGTTTCGAAAGAAGGGGGTTCTTTCATTTCAATTTCGCGGGGCTACTTGTCGCCGTTTTGCAAGTCCCAGGAAGACCCGCCATCCTTGGTTTTGTAGATATGCGATTTGAATTTTTCGTTTAGAGCTTCCTGCTTTTCCCACTTGCGATCACGATCGGCGATTATGGCCTGCATCTTTTTGCATTGCGCTTCCACCCTGTTCTCGGTCGTTGCGAGCTTCGCATCGCGCAGGCGCGCGCATGACTCCTGCCGCTCGTGGCAAACCTCTTGAAAGACATGAATAATTTCGGTTCTAGCCGACTTCGTTTCAACGGAGAGCTTATCTTCCAGCCTGTCAATGCGCGTATCAACGTCGGAGCCTATTCTTTCCACGGCAGCGGCGGTTGCATCTATTTTGTCGTGCGTTTTCTTGAGAAAGTATCCCACAACCCCAAGCAAGGCCACGCCGCCGCTGCCGAGCAAAGTTTCGACCGTCATGCCGCTTCCCTCCCTCCCTGTTTATAGGTGTCTCGATACCACGCGGTTGCCCGCTTTACTGTTTCGCGGTCCTGGGCGTCAAGGGAGTTAAAAAAACGGCTGCGATGGGCGGCCGGCAGGTTCCCAAGCGGGTGGGCTCGCTTCACGCTCATCTGGATGCCTTTCATGTCGCCGCCAAGATCCTTATATTGCTGCAGGTACTTTTCGGCGGCCTTGGCATCACCGTACTTGATCGCCTGTTTGTAATAGAAAAGGGAGTTTACCCTGCTCGTCGGGTCCGCTAAGGGACGTTCGAGGTTGTGGCCCCTCAGATACTCGTTCACCAGATCTCGCGCCTTGTAGTAAGAGGTTTCTCCTGGGTCTGCCGAGTAGGTGAAAATCGAAAGTAGGTCTGAAAGCACCCGCTGCTCAACGGAGTCTCCCCGTAGGGGTTTCCCCGCGGCCCGACGATACAGGGAATCGGCTGAAAGCATCTGCGCCACATACTCCGCACGGTCGCGGATCGGGCGCGGCTTCCAAAATTCAGGGTAGATGGTCCTTCCGGTGATAAGCTCGGTGGGGGCCTTGATCTCCGGTCGCACCCCCTGCACCATCTTGTTGACCGGCTCGACGGCGGCCTCGGCCATCCATTGATAAACGGTCTTTTTGCCGGTAGCGATCTCGCGCATGTCCTCGGGGAAGTCGTGCAGGTTTAACCAGCTCAAGGCATCCGATAGCGCCCCCTGCAGGCGCAGGGTGATGATCGATCCATCCTCGCGCCGGCCCAGGATCAAATGCGCCTGTCGGCGGCCGGTTTCCCCCAGCTCCTCCTCCTCATCCGGCCAGAACAGGTGGTTGAACATCTGCGCCGCAGCGTACACGGCGAACACCTTGGCCGAGAGGAGGAGCCCCTTCTTCGCGGCTACGGCCCCCATTCGAAGCTCGCGCCCCCGGGACTCCCCCTCGACGGCCAAGTTGGAATACAGCCGGTAGTAACGCGGAGCGTTGATCTCCAACCAACTGTAAAAGGGTATCAGCTTACGGCGCAGCCATTGCCCGCCCTGCGAAAGCGCCCCGTAATCGCCCACCAGCTCTCGGGACAAAAGCGCGGCTTTACGGTCGGGGTCGGTCGTGGCATCGACCTTGGCCGGGAGGCTCGCCCCGTAGACCCGCTTGCCGGCGCCGATTTTGGCCTTAAAGTAGCGGTAGGCCGCCAGCCGCAGGACGTTTTCGCGCCAAGTCGTGAAGTTCTTCGAGCCCTGCCAGAACTTTTCGATAGTGCGCAACGCCGAATGGTGTCCCGCCCCCATGGCATCCACCAACTGCTGCAGGCCCTCCTGGTTGCGCACATCGGGGATGTCGTGAACCGTCATGCCGGAGCCGATCACCTCATCTCTCAGAGCGGTGTCCAGCTCGGACTTGAGCGCCGGGGTCATTTCCTTGCCGTAGTGCCAGCGCCACAGGTCGGCCGCCGCCTGCTTCGCGTATTTCAGGATCTTCGGGTCGTAGGCGAAGGCGATGTCGAAGTCGCCGGAGGTGTTGTTGAGGTTGTACTTCACGATCCGCATAGGGTTAATCAGTACCCACCGCTTCCAGGCGTTGAGAGTCTTTTCGGATACCCGGGAGACAATGGTTTCATGCGGCATGTTGAAAAACTGCCGGGATTCGAGCGCCGCGGCGAGTTCCTGGGGTATGATCCAGGTTTCATCGCGCCCCCGGGCCAGGACCGGATGGATGTCGCTTTCCTGCAGCTCGCGGCTTCCGGCGATGATCTGCTGGGCGGTGGCATCCTGAATCGAGCCTGTCAGGTAGAAAGCGCTCCTGGGGTTTGGCACCCATTCGGTCCAGCCCTGCGAGCCCTCGATCGGCTTCTCATCGCGGGCGAGGTCGGTTTCGGTGACAAACTTGCCGCCGAGGGTTTCCTGAATAAAGGCGTTGCGCTCGCCCATGGCCTTGAAAATCATCCTGGCCGGGATGGCCAGCGCCTCGTCGGAGGACTCCGCATACTTGGCGATCTCGCCCATGTCGATCGCGTAATCGTCAACGTCGGCCTCATCGACGTTCAGGCCGAGCGCCTTACTCAGTTTGGCGTAGCCGATGGCGATTCTCTGCCGGTACGGCATGGTCGGGTCGAGTTCCCTGATTTCCTCGGCCCACTCCTTGAGCTGCGCCTTTTCGCCCGAATCGAGTTTTTCGCCGGAGCCCTTCATCTCAGCGATCAGCCCGCGCAGGTGGTTGATCCGGTTCATGTTCTCCTGGCCGCCGACAACGGCCACATAGTTCATCTGCTTGGCCTTGTCGCGCAGCCGCTTGGCGATGTCATAGGCCGCCTTCATCTCATCGAGGTTTTTCTGCTTCTCGATCTGGCTGATCTGGTGCGCAATGACCTCGTACTCGGACTCGATATAGGCAAGGCTGTAGTCCTTCACGTTCTCGATCCGGCCGAACTGATAGCCGCGCTTGCCGACACGCAAGGCCCCGGCCCCGGTGCCGGCCCCGAATTTGTCGTTCAGGTATTCGAGGACTTGGTGGTGGAAGTAGCGCTTATCCTTGAGGACGGACTCGGGCAGCAGCTTCGCCTCTACGACTCGTTTCAACAGGGATCCGGTAATTTCCTCGCGCCGCGCGAGGGCGCCCTTCACCTTGGCGTTTTCCTTAACCAGGGCATCGACCTTGCCAAGCGACTCCATCACCTCGTCAGCCGATTGGAACCCGAACTGCAGCGCCCCGTATTTTTCGACCATCGCCTCCCAATTCGCGTATTTGCCGTTCTCCCCCAGCTCGCGCGCCAGATCCTCTAAGGCGATCTTGAGCGTGAAAAGCTCGTAGTCCTGCTTGCTCATGTTCTTGGGGTCAAGAATCTCGCGCAGGCTGTCGAGTGCCTTTCTGTCGGCATACTGCTTGGTCGCCTTGAAGTTTCGCAGGATCTCGTAGGCCTTGCCAAAGTGTTTAGGGTTCATGGCGAGGTATTCGCGCCCGGGCGTAAAGGTTTTGACGATTTCCTTGAGCCCTTCCTTGATCTTTTGCAGCGCCGGCCCGCGGTCGATACCGCCGAAGGCCTTCTTGACCCGCTCGTGGACATGGGCCGGAGTGACTTGCTCGATGATGCTTGCCTGGGGTGCGGATTTCCGTAGGGCGGTGGTCGTTTCCCCCTGCCCCCAGGCCTCGAAATGCGTAGGGTACTTGCCGGCAGTAAGCCGCCCGAAGATCTCCTCGGGGTTCGTCCACCCCCTGCCGCGCAGAAAATCCCCCACCTGGCGCAGCAGCTCGCGCAGTTTAAGGAAGGCGCGGCGCAAGGCGCCGATTGGTGCTGGCTGCCCCCCCGAGCGCCGAGACACAAAATCAGCGAACGCCTCGGCCGCGCCCTCCTCACTCTGGTAGTGCTGCATGATCCGGTCGTAATCGGTTTCAGGCAGCAACCACTTGGCCGCAATATGGAAAGATTCGTGGTAAGCCGTTCTCTCAAGACTGCGCAAATCCTGCTCAAGGCTTAGTTCCACCAGGGCCGTCCATTTGCGCATGGTGGTCGCCCCGAGGATCTGGCTCATCGTCTTGCCCTCTGCCGCCCAATCGGCGAGGGTCTGATCGACATTTCTCCCGCTGAGATCGATGATCGGTTTAAGCTCGATCCGGACCAGATCGATAGCCTCCTGGGGCAGCCCCGCCCGACGCATGGCCCGCTCGACCACCGGCACCAGCTCGCGGATCCGCTCGACGCTGCCGCGCTGCATGCCGAGGCCGCGCTCGGCCACCTTGCCTAAAGCGATGTCGCCGACGGCAAGCCTGACTTCATCGGTATCGTCTGCATCGGTTTCCTCGGCGCCGGCCGCCTCGCGCTCTTGGATCTCGCGGCGCATGCGGGCGTCTTCCTCGTCCTGGCGGCGCAGCAGCTCCTCGGTGATCTGGCGTAGGCGCTGATCCTTTTGCGCCAGCTCGTTTTCTTGGTCCCATGGGGTTGCGAGCAGCTTCTCAAGGCGCGGGATCTCTTTTCTCAGGCTGTTGGCTTTATCAAACGCCTCCTTGCGGTTTGCCTCCAAGCCGTTTTTGACATTGGTGAGCCCGCGGCTGACCCCGTTTGCGAGGATGGTCGGGTATTCGTAACGCACATCCTGCCCGATCTTGTATAGGCCGACTCCTGGGTGCGGCCCCATGAGCCATGCGGCGATCGGCAGGAAGCGTTTGCTTTTGACCTTTTTCTCGACTTCCTCTCCCTTTTTGTCTTTCTCCTTCACCGTCGTTTCGACTGTGACAAGATGGCCGAATTGCCCTACGGGCCGGTTCCCGGCAACCGGCAATACAATGGATTTTGCGGCCTCGTTTGCCTTGGCGCCCTCTGTCTCAAGGTTGAAAGCCTGATCCCCCACCTGCAGGGCGTTGATCGACTCGGCAATCTGTAGATGGATATGGTTGTTCTCAACGGCCTTTTCCTGGGCCTGGATTTCAAGCGGCACCCGGGCCAGCCGCTCGCGCGCCCTGCGGCGGGAGGCCTCGTACTCTGATCGGATGTTCGACAGCCGGCGAACCTCATCCTCAAGTTCGATCTTTTCCTTGTGCAGGGGATCGTCGGCGAGCAGCCCCTCCATTTCGGAGGCCTCGATCGAGGTCTTGGAAATGTCCTCAACGTGCCGGATCTTCGGATCGTTGCTCATCACCTGTTTCAGCACCCGCTCCTTGAAGGCAACCGTAGACCACATGAAGGCGTCTACCGTTTGCTTGGTGCCGTAGTTGTAGATGCCGACTTCCTTGACGCGGTTGCCGAACCGCCAGCCGCGGCCGTTTCTCTGCTCGTAGTTGGCGTAGGTCCAATCGACATCGAGGTGGTGCATGTTGGAAACCCGCTGCTGCACGTTCACCCCAATGCCCATCATTCCGGTCGAGCCGATGAGAATGCGGATCTCGCCGGCATTTGCCTTGCGGAACAATTCGAGCTTCTGGCTATCGTTCTTGGCGTCATGGATGAATGCGATCTCGCCGGCCGGGACGCCCTTAGCCACCAGCTTATCCTTGATGTCCTTGTAGAGGTTGAACTTTTCCTCGCCTCCTGGCACTCCGCGATCGGCGAAGATCAACTGCAGATGGCGCTTTTCCTTGTAGGGCTTCCCGTAATTTTTGGATTCGGGGTCATTCTCAACCGCATCGACCTGCTGCCGGTAAAGCTCATGGATTCGCCCCACCGCTTCGTTCGTCTTGGTTTCGGGGTAGTCCGGAAGCTCCGTATCGTAGAGGCGCGGGTCCATCGCAACCAGCCGCCCGTCGGTCACGATCCGCAGCATGTTGTCGTTGTAGCCGCGATATTCGGCGCGCGGGCCGCGCATGCGGACCTCGATTACTCGGGATTTAAGGATCTGCTGGAACTGTCTGACGTACTCGTTTTGCTCCACCATGACCGGCTCGGGCTTGCCGTTTTTGATGGCCGGCCGCGGGATGGAAAGCTCGTCAGCGGTCTTGATGTCCATATTCTGCCGCGTGAGCGCCATCAGCTCCGGCACGTTCACAAAACGGGCAAAGCGGCTCGTCAGCTTGAACCCGCCGCCCTCCGGAGCGTACTCGGCCTCTTTTTTCATTTCGCCGAACGTCTGCGCCCAGGCGTCGAAGGTGGAGATCCCCAGCCGGTCGAGGTCATCCGGATGCAGATACCGGGATATGTTGTAAAGCTCTCCGACCGAGTTGGTGAGCGGGGTTCCGCTCGCCATGATGATGCCGCGCCCATACCGTTTGTGCAGGTATTGAGTCTTCATAAACAGGTCAAAGGCGATATCGGACTCTTTCGGCTCCACCCCTTTCAGGTTGGCGAACTTGGTTGGAAAGCCGATGTTCTTATGGATATGGGCTTCATCGACCACCACCATGTCGATGCCCATTTCCTCTATCGTCGGGACCGGATCGCGCTCTTGATCCGCAAGCGCCGCAAGTTTCTGCCTTAGCTGCTCGACACGGCGCTCGATGTCCCTGATAGTGTGCCTTGCCGCGTTGGCGGCCTGGGCTTCTTCGAGCGCCCGCGCAAAGCGCTGCAGCTCGTGGTTGATGATCTCGCCCTCGGTTTCCGGCAGGATCGGAATGCGCTTGAAAGAATCGTGGTTGATGATGACGGCATCATAATCCCCGGTTGCGACCCTGCTCATAACCCGCTTGCGCTTTTCCATGTTCTCGGGGATTTTAAGCACCAGGATGTTGGCGCCCGGGTAAAGCCGCAGGAACTCCCCGGCTATCTGCTCGATGGTCGCCTTCTTGACGATCATCATGGGCTTCTTGGCGAGCCCGAGCCGGCGAGATTCCATGATCGATCCGATCATGGAGAAGGTCTTGCCGGTGCCGACTTCATGGGCGAAGTAGGTCTTGCCGGTCTGCAGCGCCCGCCAAACGGCGTTTTTCTGGTGAGGCCGCAAGGCGAGGACTTCATCGGGAACCTTGCCCGGGAAAGTCAGGTGGCCGCCGTCGAACTTGCGCTCGACAAGGGCGTTAAACCGGTCGTTGTAGACTTCTTCGATTTTCTTCTGGATGCTCTCGTTTTCAGCCACCCAACTGCTGAATCTAGCATGCAGGGCCGATAGTTTGGCGTTCGCAGCGTCGGTCAGCCGCGCGCTTTTTACTCTCCGCGTCCCGCCAAAATCATCCACGACCTCGATGTAGACCTCCGGAAAACCACCGTTCAGGGCGTAGTCGAGGATCCCCTTGCGGTGGTACTCGGTGCCGCCAAAGAGGTTGACCTCCCGGGTGCCGAACTCGTCGGTTGCAACGGTGTGGCTTTTTGCGGTCTGCTCGTAGCGTTTTGCCTGCGCTTGTGTGCGCCCCCTGAAATGCGGGTGCCACAGGCCGGTTTCGATAACGTGGTCGATATGAAACCCGCCCAGGTGGCCGCCGAACAGATCGTTCACGAACACGCGCACCACATCGGCCGGGATCCACGAGGCCCCGAGCTTGACGCCGATCTCGTGGGCCGGGATCATTAGCGGCTGGACAATTTCAAGGGCCTCGACGTTCTCCTTGTATTTCGGGTCCATCTCGGCCGCAGACTTCGCCGCCGCGAGCTTCTGCTTGACGTTGCCGCTAAGGTACTCGTCGCTCGTTACGAACCCTTTTTCAGGGTCATCGAATATCCGGCCTTTCAGCTCGCTTAAAACCGTGTCCCTTGTCTTGCCGGTGAGTTGGCCGATATAGTTCAGGTCTACGCGCCCGCGCCACATGAGCGAATGGAGCAGTCCCTCGTGCGAGGTTTCTGCCGACTTGGGCGGCCTTGCCCGCTGAACCGTGTTCCTGAAAAAAATCGCGGCTTTTTGCTTTACCTTCTGCTGCGTTTTGTCCCAATGTTCCAGCCCAAACAGCAGGCCGGCATCGGGGTTTTGGAGTATGAGCCGCGCATTCTTGCGCAGGTTGAGCGGGCCGTATTTATCGACAAACGCATCGTACTCGGCGTTGAGGCGTTTACGGAGCCTTTTGATGACATTCTCCGGATTGTCGAGCGCCTGCGACCTCAAAAGGCTCCGGATCGTGTCGCGCATGCCGATCATGGCGGCCACTCGATTGATCTGATCCTCGCTCAAGTCCTCCTGCAGCTTCGGGTTGCCGCCCTGGTTCTGGTAGATTTTGCCGTCCTCGCCGACGTAGTAGGCGAAGTCCTTGACGAAACCGGCCTCGGGGATCATGCTGGCGGGGTCTATGTCGATCGGCGCCTGCGCCGTCGTGTAAACCGAGGCCGGAAGCCGGTCGATCGCCGCTGCGATCTTCTGGTCGGTGTCGGTTTGCTTCTGGATGTAAACCTGCGGCTGACCGTAGCGGTTGACTCCGGCCGCAAGCGGCCCGATGATGTTGTCTTTGTTCTCGGCGAAATAGTGGTTGACCGGCACCGTGCTTGTGTACCCGCGCGAGGTGCCGTTGTCGAAAACGGCGGGCAGGGTAATCTCGTCGGCCTTGACCCAATCGGCCACCTTCGGCAACTGCACCAGCCCCTCACCCTTTTTACGCAAGAAGATGATGTCAGCGCCGGCAGCCGCCCCCGGGAAAATGCCGTTCGGCAGCCGGATCGCCCCGATCAGCTCGGCTTTCTCCGAGAACACCTTGCGCGCCCGGGAGTTTTCCTTATCCATCGTGCCGGTCGAGGAGATCGCCACGACGAGCCCCCCGGGCTTGGTGATGTTCACCATCTTGTTAATGAAATAATCGTGGATTCGGAAGCCTTCGGGGTTGTGCTTGCGGTCGTGGATCTGCTGGTCGCCGAAAGGCACGTTTGAAATGGAGAGGTCGTAGAAATTGTCCGGAACCGATGTCTTTTCGAACGGCTGGTTCAGAACATTGGCGGTCTGGTAAAGCTGGCGGGCGATCCTGGCCGTGAGGCTGTCCATTTCAACGGCGGTCAGGACCGAATTGCGGCGCATGTCCTCGGGCATGGTGCCGAAGAAATGCCCGATTCCCGATGAGGGCTCGATGACCTTGCCGCCCGAAAAGCCCAAACGCTGCAGGCCCTCATAGATGGAGTGTCCGATGGAGGGCGGCGTGTAGTAGGCGTCGAGCGAGCTGCGGCGGGCGGCCTGGATTTCTTCGTCCGTCAGCAGCGCATGGACGATCTCGGCTCTGCCCTGCCATGCCCTCGGAGGATCCGAGTCAAGCGAGTTGGCAAGCTCGCCCCACCCGCTGTATCTGACGAGGATATCCTGTTCTTGCGCGGTAGCCATGCGGCCCTCGGCCTCGATTTGTTTCAAGGTCCGGATGGCCGCGATATTGTTGTTGAAACGCTCGGCTACGTTGGTCGTTTCAAGGTTGCTGCTCGGCCGGATGGTGTAGTCTAACTTGGGGGCTGACTGAACGGCATCAAGTCCGGTGGAAGTGTCGGCTCCTCCTCCTCCGACGGGAGATAGATCAACTTCGTCAATACCAATTCCTTCGCCTCCTCCACGTTCGCCCCCGACCCCATCAGATCCAGCACCGCCTCCACCGCCCTCTCCTGCGCCTGCAACGCCGCCTGTTCCAGTAACCCCTGCTCCTGCAGGTGGGCGCACATCTTCGGGCGGTGCTTCTTCCAATGCTTCAATGCCGCGTGGCCCCATGTCTGTAATTGTGCCATCTGGAACCTCCAACTCTATGGTCGTTGCGTTTCTATCATGTTTCACGGATCTCAGGAAATACCCGAGGACATCATCGGCTTTAAGCGGTTCCGAGTAGGCGACCGCCCCGGTGCCGGCAAATGCTGATTCCGTTTCGATCTTATAGCTGTCATCGTAGGCGATGTAGCCCTTGGGCTGGGCGGCGACCCCGCGGGAAGTCTGCTCGTAGGCGTACCAATAAAGGCCGTCCTCTGACTGCTCGCCGCCGTAAAGGGCCTCATAGATCGAATCGACCCGCTCGGCGAGGTCGTTGATGTATTTCTCGGCCCGCTGCTTTTCAAGGGTCGTGACAGGCACATAATCGGGCTTGAGCTTGGGAACCCCGTCCTCGGACCATTCGATTTGGCTGAAAAAGTCATCAAATAGCTGCTTGAACCGTTCCCGCTCGGCGGCCGTCGGGTAGGCCGGATCCTTGCGGTTGAACATCTGCTCGACGCCGCCCGGGGCGACGAACGCCTCATCGACAAGGTAGAGGTTCGATCCCTGCAGCTTGTCGGCGACGTAGGCCTCAAACGACCGCGCCCACATCTCCTCTTTCTTGCTCCAATACTTGCCGACGAGGCCGCCATCGAGTTTTCGAGCGCCATTGAAAAACTCGGTGTACTCGCGCACATCGTTGATCGCCTCATTTTTGAGGTAGTTCTTGGCCTCCTGCAGGCGGCTCGTCCGGTTGCGCGCGCTTGACCACATGCCGCGCAGCCGGTCCATGAGCCGGTTTTCGAGGTCTTCGACCTTGTAATAGTTCTTGAGGGCGTCCTTGAGGTCATCTATTGCGTGAACCTCCCGGCCGTCCACCTGGGCGATCATGTTTTCACGGTTCACCATGAAATCGAAGGCATGCCCCCACTCGTGGGCAAGCGAGCCGTCGCCCTTGGTCTTGGTGAGCCCGATGACACGGTTTCCCGGCCAGAAGGCGGCGGCCGTTTTGCCGCCCTGGCCGCGCGCGCCCCAGCCGATCCCCAGGCGCATAGTATCCGAGAGGCTGATGCCCTTGTCGTTTGCGCCGAGCGCCTCGGCCAGCATCTTGAAGGAGTCATAGGTGAGGTTGACGCTGCGCTGCCTGAAATCGGCCTCGACCCATTCGCCGAAGTCGATGCCCCGCAGGCTGAAAGTCTCGATCAGCTCCTCGGGGGTGACATCGCGCCCGTTGCGGTAGGTTTCGGGGGTTTCGATCTCGAAAATGTTCTTGCGCTCGCGCACAATCGGCAGGTTCTTGGTCTGGTCGCCTTCGTTTGCGGCAAAGCGCAGCCACCCGTTAAAAAGCATGTCGCCGAACGCATAGGGCTTTTCGACCCACTTGACTAAGGCCTTGCCCATGTCGGTGAATTTTTCCTGCTCGGTCGAAAAAAACCGGCTGGGGTTGGCTCCACCGAAATGCTCTTTCATCGCATCGACATCGGTGAACTTCTCGGCCAGCTCCTCGCCAAGGATGGCCTTGAGCAGGCCGTGCCTTGCTTCGGCCACGGTGGAGGCGGTCTTGACCGCATCGTTTAGCTGCTCGAATACTGAGATATATTCGGCAGCCTTGGCGGTCATGTCTTTATAGTGCTTGGGATCCTCGGCGTAGCGTTCGAGCGCCTTGACGGCGTTTTCCCTGCGGTAACGGCCAAAGTCGTAGGATGTCCGATCGTGCCAAGTATGGGTGAGGTTTCTGACCTGATTCAGGAAGCGCTTGACCCCGAAGGTGCGCCCCTCCACCGGATGCTCGATTTTGAAAAGGTTGCTCCGGTTGGTCTTTTTCACCAGGGAGGCGACGAGCTGCTGGGCGCTGGCGTTTTCCGACGCACCGCCAAGCTCGATCTCGATTGCCTCGGTGCGGGTGCGGTGATCCTTGCTCGACCGCTTGCCGCCCAAGGCCTCGCCGGTATCCTGCAGCTTCGGGCCGCGCTTCTTTTTGCCGCCCTGCTCCTCCGGCGTTTCGATGGTGATGCCGCTGCCGCCTTCTTCGGCCGCCGCAGTTACCGCGTCAGCCTTTTTCTCGGCGATGAACCGGCGCAGGTAGGGCTTGATCTTGGTTGAGAAGTTGTCGTAGGCCCACTTCACCAGGGCCTTGATGTCGCGGCCGGCCGCCTGGAACTCCTCAAGGGCTTTCTGGAAATGCGGCTTTGCCTTGGCGTAGGTGTCCTCATCGATGCCGCCCGGGAAAGACTTCAAGCTCTTGCCTCCGAAAAGCTCGTAGAGGCCGGATACCGCCTCCCCGATCCCCTTCACCCCATGCGCCCCGGCGCTTTCGACAATCTCGGCCGCGGTGCGCTTCTGCCGGGGCTTTCTCGGCGGCTTTGGCCCGCCCTCCTCGATGGTTATAGCGGTCGCCTCGGGCGCTGCCTCCGGAGCTGCGGCCGTCGGCTCGGCCCAGCCGGCAGCCTTCGCCTGATTAAGGATTTCCTCGCGCTCTTTTTCCAGCTCGGCGATGTAGTCCTTTACCGCGCTGACCGCCGCCTCATGCGCCGCGTATCCGTCGCGGACGTAATCGCCCGCCATGGCGCGCAAGATGGCATCCTCATGCTTTCCTACACCGATCCGTTTCAGGCACACCGAAAGGCTGCTCATGGTCACGACCCCATCAAAATTAGGAAGATGGCGATAAGCTCGACAATCTCATCATCGCTTGCGTCAATCCACGCTTGGCGCCTGATCGGCACGAAAGCGCCGCCAGGGCCGTTTCCCGCATACTGCCGGTAGTCGCCGTAACTCACAGGGGCAGGGGTGGGGATGACAACAACCAGCGCCACCACCGGAGGAAAGTAAACCGGTGGAAAATACGCTCCGCTGAAATAGGACCGCGCAAACATTAATCCGCATCCAACACGACCGCCGACCGGTTGCCGTATTGATCCACCGTCGCGTCGATCCGGTCCTTGGTGTCGCCCAGGTCGCGGAATTTGACATTGGTGCCGGCCGCGCCGCTGACAATCCCGGCCAGCGCCGCAGCAAATAGGCGCATGAGCTGCGCATGGCCGTAGCCGGCCTCTATCTCCGCGAGCTGCGCGTTGATCGCCGTCAGCTTGGCGTCCTGCGAGGCGTCGAGCCCCGAACCGGATGACACCGAAATCAGGCCCGCGGCGTTGCCGATGATGAGGCTGACCGAATTGACGTTTTTCACATCGCCGATGTTGTGGTTCGCCCCCACGCAGCGCACCGAGTAATTGCCGTTTTCAAACGTCACGGTGTAGCCGTTGATGATCTCCACCGTCCGCGCATAGGTAACTCCCGATAGTGTTACGGCCGTGTTGTGCCGGTGGGTGTCGGGGAAGGCCATGCCCTCCTCGGAGTCCTCGATGTCTTTCAGATCCAGCCGGAGCTGGTCAACGTCCAGCTCGTAGAGCGCACCCGAAATATGCGTCAGGTAGCTCTGCGGCACCGTGATGATTTGGGTCGCCCAATCGATCGAAATTGCCATAAAATCACTCGTCCGGTATCAGCAACACCGTTATATCGAGCCCGCTGCTGGTGATCGTGGCCGAAATCGGGCTCGTTTTGTAAAGCGTTCCGTAGCCGGAGCTTGCGCGCCGCGCCTTGCCCGTTACCGGCTGATCGTCGGTGTAGTTGAAGCTCGTTGTCTGGATGATCCCCGATGAATTGGTGAGCCCCGTCAGAACATCGGTGCCTTCCGAGAGGTCGCCGCCCGCAGCCGCCTCGACCAGCACCCGCGCGTTTTCAATCGCGGCCCCGGTGTTAACGTCTTTCACCGTTACCTTGACCGTTACGGCGCTTTGGACCGTCACGGTCGCCCCGGCCGTGCGGATAGAGGGCGTTGACCCGCCGCCAGTAATCGAGATCGTTATGGTGCCGGAGGCGATGTTGACATAAACCGCCTCATTTCCGCTTGAGCCGTCGCTTGCCGCGTAGCCGCTGAACTGGCAGCCGTCGAGGGAAAAGTCTGCGGCCGAGCCGGAGATCTCGATGGCATGGCCGGTTCCCCCCGAAATAAAGGTGCAGTCTTGGATTTTCGCCGCGTTCGCCGGAGAGCTGGCCGAAATTTTCGTATTGTCAAAAGCGCAGTTGGTGATCTCGGCCCCATTTTGCGTAAAGACCGGACAATCGATGAAGTTCATCGAATCAAAGGCCGTGTTCAGATCGCGCAGGGTGACGTTTGCGCCGATTACCGTCGATCCCGCGAAATCGATCGTTGCGCTGGCGCTTGCGCTCGCGTCGAACTCCCAGCGGTAGCGGCTGGGGCTCGTGAATATGCAGTTGGTAAACTTTAGGACATCGCCGGAATTGACCGGATAGAACTTGATCCCGGCCACATCGTCGGCCGCGTTCCACGAGAAATAGTCCACCCCGTCGTAGCGCCTGGGGAACTGGAAGGTCTTCAAGTTTATATTTATGTAAACCGGATCTGACCCGCCGAACTGCAGCGGCGCATAGATGAGGGCCGCATCGCCCGCAAGCTGGAAAAACGGGAACTTGCCGATGCAGTTGTTGGCGATGTCGGCGATCTCCGAGAAATCGAGCGGAGTGCCGGAGGATCCCCCGGCGAAGCCGATCCGCGTCACAAGCGAGAGCATCGACCAGACGATCGCAACCGCGCCATCATAGCCGTAGGTGGTCGAAAGCTGCCGCGTCACAGCCGACTTACTCACGCTGCCGCGCAGGCCGAAGGCCTCGGCCGATCCGTTCCAGTCGATTGCAAAGACGTTTCTGCCGTCCACGTTGGTATCAAGCGCGCCCTTGGCCGAAACCGTGTAGCTCGCATAGTAGCCGCTCGCGTCGGCAAAGGTCACTTGGCAGCCTCCCGGCTTGTTGAACGGAAAGGGCTTCGCCTGATCGACCGCGAGATCCCGCGCCAGCGCCCCGCGGAAGGTGCTGACGATGATGCCGGTGTCCATGTCGAGCGAGGCGCCGAACTGATGCTCGAACCCCGCGAGGTTCGCGGTGGAGGAGCTGCCGGCGTTGGATGCCCCGTCGCAGTAGGGGTTGGTCCCGTTATCACCCGAGGCCGCCGAAACGATGTAGGCGGTCACGCGCCCGCTTTCCCGGCTTTGGGACATAATGATTGCGGTTGTGTAAAGGGTGGTGATCCTCGCTCGCAGCCAGTAGCGCGACACGCTGTTGACCGTGGTTTGCGAGAGCGCCGCGATCGCAACGGGGCTTAAAGTGATACGGGTAACGCCGGTCGCAGTAAGGTTACTGCCGGTTACGCCGGTCGAAACCCACGAGCTGCCGTTGTAGTATTCCCAGGCCAGAACACCGGCAGCGCCGGCCGTCGAGATGTTCACCGTGCAGCCGTCGAATTTGCGATCAGCGCCCAGGTAAATCATATCGCCGACAGCGGTCGGGAAGGTTACATCGGCCGTGGTCGCATCGTTGGCTGCAGAGAGGATGTCGGTATAGGTGGAAGGGGCGTTGTATTTGTAGGCCGTGATCCAATCGTTGCCAAGCATCCCGAAGGTAAGCGCAACCGGCCATGAGTCCGAAAACATGGTGGAAAGCCCGACCACCGGACGCAGCACTTGCCCCGAGGAAACTGCAGGGTCGGAGTATCCCTGCCGGTCGCCGGAGCCGGAGGAGCGCACGGCGATCAGCATGGTGCGCGTATCGTCCGCGCCGCGGCCGAACCAATCAACCTGCGGGATGGCCCCGGCCGTCTTCTGGAACGTATAGGCGAGCCCCAGGCTGCCGTTCGTGGCGTCCCCGCAGTAGAGGTTGACCAGGGGCGCGTAGGCCGTGGGCGCAAGGCCTGAATCGCCCCCGCACATATGAAAGACGAGGCAGTTGTCTTGGCTGGTGGATACTCCCGAAACCCCGGCAAACGGGATAGTGCTGTCATCGGAGCCGAGCTTGCCGCTGACGTTCACCTCGCCGCCCGAATAAACATCCTTGACGGCAACGACGATGATAACCCCTGTGTCGGTCGTGGAAAGCGTGATCGAAAAAGTCTCGGCCGCGCTTGCCGCCACCTTGGAATAGATCGCCATGTAGGCGCCGGCCGAGGCTTGAGTCTGCTCGGCCGTCCAGCCGGAGGGCGTTCCGGTGAACCCGGTATTGCCGTCCTTGCCGATGAAGACAAGCAGGAGATCCCCGCTTACATGGGCCGGCATTTCCGGCGCCCAGGTGAGCGTATTGGAAGCGTACTCGGTTACGGTTAAATCGCGTATTTTGGCCACGGTTGCCGCCCGTTAAGCGTCTGATCTTCTAACTGCCGTGGCCGATCCCCCGGCCGATCCCAAGGTGCCTTGCGTTTCAAACGTCTTGATAGGGCCTTCGCCGCCGACTACGCCATTGCGGACCCGCACAAACAACGAGCGGTCGGAGACATAGACCGCCGTAAAGCTCTCCGAGGCGGCAGCCGCGAGTTTGTCGATGTAGGAAATAAAGACGTTTGCGCCGTTTGCCGCGTTGTCGCTCGAAAAGTCATGGCTGGTGATGGTGAACGTGCTGCCGCTCCACGCCGAGTATTCATGCCGCGTGTACTTGCCGCTTGCCCTCAGTATCCGGATCGTCCCGGTCGCGGGCGTGTCGCCTGGAATAGTGCCGTTTACCACCACGCTTGTAACCGCCGCCCCGCTCAATGCGCCGTTAAGCGTCATCTGGTCAAACTCGATGGCTCCCGTATCGTATGGGGCGACCAGAACGTAATCCTCGTTTGGAAACTCCAACCCGCCCACCGTGAAGGTGACGTAGTTGGGCGCCTGCCGCATGGTGTTGGTCAGATCAAACACCTTATCGGAGGCTGAGAGGTCAAGCGCCTGCATCCCGAACCCGTAGGCCCCGATCAAGGCCGTACCCGTCGATACGCCGCAGAAGGGGAATGAGAGCGACCGCTCCGTAACGGTCGTGTCAACCGTGCAGGTCGCCGTGCTGGTGCCTCCGGTGATCGTCTGCCCGTCGGTCGGCGCTACCCCGGTTAGAAGCTGTATCCACATTTTCGTGGGGTTGTTCACATCGTTGATGGCAAGCATCTGGCCGGTCCCTCCGGACCATGACACCGCCTCAACCGCCGAGAAATCGGTCGCGCTCGGGTTGTCCACGTTGATCTCGTGGGTGATGCCCCTGAACAGCTCTCCGTTTAGCCCGTATAGAGTGCTGGCCGACCCGCGCCGCGTCAGCCACTTCATGTACTCGTAAAACGTATTAATGGAGTTCCCGCCGCGGTCCCATTCGGAGTAATAATACTCGTCGGTGGTGTCGTTGTTGACATCGATTCCGTTATAGCCCGCAGACAGGTTTGTGATATCCACAAGGGCGGCGATGGTTGCGATGAGCGTTGCGTTGTTCAGATCGTCGGCGTAGGTGAGAGGTACGACGTTCACCCCCCGGCCGGTGCCGTTGACCTTGAACTCGGAGTAAGTCTTTCCCCATTCGCGGGTCTGGAACAAGAGCCTGCGGCCGTCGGTGTCGGCCCCGGCCGTGCGCACCATCACCATGAAGCGGGCCGAGATACCGTTTGCCGTATCGCGGTTCAGGCCCTCGGTTGTCTCGCCGTTCGGAGTGGAGTTCCAAAAGTCGTTGGCGATGATCGCCCCGCTTTGCACGATCTCCACATGACAGCCCTCGGCCGCAACGATCTGAACGCCGTCATAGATTTCGTCGCCTCCATCCTGAATGATCGAGCCCCCGTAGAGGTGTTCGGCAGCGGTGGCGTCGATGTTATAATCGTTTATCAGCGTTATGATCGTGTCGTAGGACTTGTCAGAGGGCGTATCCCGCGTGATGTCCATGTAATCGTCGCCTGCGGCTGCCGCATCGTCTGCCAAGTCCTGCAGCCAGCGGTGCAGCTCCAACACCGTATAGTAGCCGGCACCGGCCGCACCATGAGCCGCGCCGATGTACCGGATATCCTTGTCGTTTTGAATCTCAAAATCGGTTGCGATGGTCATTTCGGCTTTCCTCCACCTTATTTTTTATGGGCTACGACTTGGCGAGAACTTTTTTGATCCGGCCGTCCGCGTCCCGCTCAATCGTGAAATCCCACGCCGACGGCCTTGGGACCGCAAGCTGCTCCTGCACCTTGACCACGCGGGACAGCAAGAGCAGCATGAGTTCATAGCTTTCGTTCCTGGCCGGGGGCTTGACCGGTTCCGCGGCCTCTTTCGGCTGCACTTTATCCGGCAGCAGGCGGTCCTCGCCGCCGCCCAAGGGCTTTATTTTCCCCTTGAGCCGCAGCTTGGCGGCATCGGCGCTGTTTAGATATTTAGGCAATCCAATATCCTCCTCGCCAATGAAAGTTGGCTTTCATTCTCGGATAGCGCGACATCTGCCTTTTCCTTCATCGAATACGAGCGCCCGTTTTCATCAAGGGCCTTGATGTTCACCTCGATGTCCTTCAACTCTATCCCCGGCTTTGGCTGCTCGGCCGGTGCCTCCGGCTTTTGCGGCTGGGTTTCTTCCTCGGCGGCCGGGGCTGCGGCTTCCTGCTCGGCGGCCGTCGCCGTTTTCTCCTCATCGTCCAGAACCTTGTCGATCTCCTCCATCGACATTTCGTTGATCTGGTCGGCGGCGCCCTTGGGGGTAGCAGCTTCCTCCTTCGCTTTTAGGTGGCTGTCGATCGCAGCGACGATCGAATCCTTGTCGGTCCAATCAACACCTTCAAGGTTGACACCGAGCCCCTTTGCATAGGTGCGGGCCTTTATGAGGTTGTCGCGCCATCCGTCATGGGGTTGGACTTCCTCGGCCGGAGGCGCCTCCGGTGTCTCGATTGCGATGCCGACGCCCTCGGCCGGCTGCGCCTGCATCCTTTTTATTTCAGCGATCGTGTCTTCGATGGTTGAATCTGTACTGCCTTCCCACCGTTGCCAGTTTATATCTTTTGGGCGCCTTTTATTGTGTTCGAGGATGAGACTTTTCGCCTTTTCTTTGGCTATATCCCTTGCTTCGTCTAATGTTTTTCCTTGCTTCAAGGCGTCGAGAATGTCGTACATGGCGGCCTCTCGCCACCTGTACTCTATCCTTTCGGCGCCTACCGGGATGCCCTTGCCGCCCTCGGTTACAGCGGCAACAGAGCCATATTGCTGCGCTTTGCGTTGTAGTAGGCCGGCTGTAGAGTCATCCACTTGCGGCGTTTTCTGCGGCGCAGCCGGAGGCGCTTCCTTCGGCTGCAGGTCGGGGTATCCGGCGAGGACTTCGGGCGGTACTTCCAGCTTCCTTTGCTGCGCGAATCTAACCTGATCGTGGTGGTATTCTTCCGGTCTTGAAAAATTGGGGTTCGCTTTCTTGAAATCTGCGAGCGTCATCTGCCACGGCTCTTTGGCCGGGGTTTCTGACACCGTTTGTCCTTCCACGGACACCGTTTGTCCTGGCTCGGCAGCCGGCGCCGCCTCCGGCATCCGGATGATCGAGCCGGCCGGAACGGTCTTGTTTTTGCCGTTTGGCAGGGTGACGATGAAATGGCCCTTTAGCCGGCCCCGGTTTATCTCCTTCGCGCCGATGATCGGGCGCTGCTGGTCGTTTACCCATGCCATCCCGGGTTTGCCGGTGAATTTTTCGGGTTTCCCGGCCGCCGTGCGCGGGCCGCCGACCGGCTTTCCGCCCTCCCCGAGGGTGATCTCGGCGGGCTCCTCGATCTTGATGCCGGCTGCGGGAGCTGCTGCCGGCGCTGCCTGGGCCGTGCCGTACTTTTCCTCGGCGAGCGCCCGGGCGTACTTTTCAACGGTGGTATCGCCGCTATACTGCTTGTTTACGGCCTCAAGGCTGCCGAGCTGGTCGATTCGGCCGCGAATGTGCTTTTCTTGGAGGATGTCGAGGCCTGCTGGCCGCTTTACAGGCTCCTTGGCGACGGGTGCGGCCTCTGCCTCGGGCTTGGACTCCGGCGCTTGCCCTGCGTCCTCTGGCGTTGCTGGCGGCTCGGTCTTTGGTCCTTCTGGAATCGGTCCCTGCGGTCCTGTGGGCTCAATCGGAGGGCCAGCTACGGACGGGGGAGGCTCCGGCGCTTGGTCGTTTGGTCCCTGGACGGCAGGCTGCAGCCCTGGCTGCAGTTCAGCCGGTGCGCCCGTTGCTTCCGGCGGTATTTCAATAGGCTGACCCGCAGCCGCCTCGGGCGGAACCGCTGCCGGCGCGGGCGGCTCCTCGCCCTGCTGGATGGCCGTGAACCGTGAAAGCATGTCATCGAGAGCTGACGGCGGGGTGATCGGGCCGGTTGCCGGAGCGACGGCCGCCCCCGGGGTGAAGCTGCGCAGCGCCGGGGGAATGTCCTCGATCGGCACCTTCCGGCCCATGAGGATGTCCTCGGGATCGACTGCAGGTACTTCGGCCTGTTTCAGGATCGCATCGGCGTTGGTGGCAATTTCATCCGTTACCGGGGCCTGGGAAACCTCGTCGGCCGTGCGCTCCATGCTGTCGGCGATGGCGTTTCCGACCTGATCGATGTCGTTTGAGATCTGATCGTCGGGAACCCCCTGCTTGCGCCGGTCCTCGATCCAGCGGTTGATCCGGCTTGAGGTGGTGCCGGCGATCGCGCCGGAGCCGAAGCCGCCGATGATCGACTCGGCCAGCCCCTCGGCGAGATCCCGGGTGGCATCGTAGCCGTACTTGGCGATGGCGTTCTGGAAAACCTGCTGGGTGGCTTCCTGTGCTGCCTCCTCGCCGCCGAACTCAACCGCCTTCATGGCGAGCTTGCCGATGCCGCCCTTCGCCAGGGGCTTCATCATCTGGCTGATCGGCAGGAACTCAAGGAGCCCTGTGCCGATGGTCGCCGCCCCGCCCAACAGCGAGGCCTCACCGATATCCTTGCCGGCTTTCCTGGCCTCCTCGTAGACCGGAGCGCCTTCGAGCGCGCCAAGTCCGAACGCGCCGGCTGCGGCGCCTGCTTTGCGCGCAGCTCCCGCCGCAACTCCGGCCGCTCGCAGCCCTCCCGCCGCCGCCCCGCCCGTAAACAGGGCCGCCGCCAAGGAAGGCAGCGCCTCGGAGACAATGCCGGCCGCCCGTTTCAGGCTCGGCCGGTCCATGAAGGATCCCTTAAAAACGACCGGATCGGGAGCCGCCCAGCCCTCTTTTGCGGCCTTGTCGAAGTACTCGCTCATCCACTTGCCGCCCCTGGCAAGCGGATCGACCCCGGCCGCCTCGCCGGCCCAATGGCCGATGGAGCCGACCCCCGAAGCGATCCCCTCGGCGCCCCGCACGAGGCCCTTGCCGATCGTTTCGAGGTATCCCTGCTCCTCGCCGCGGTCGCGCCGGCCCTGCTCATAGGCCGAGGTGAACCGCTGCTCCATGTCATCAAGCTCGACGGTCCCGGCTTGCTGGGGTGCGGGAACCTTGGCAAGCGCCTGATCTACCGCTTTGCCGTCCTCTCCGCGCTTGATCGACTCGAACCGCTGCAAAAGGTCATCTAATCCGCTCATTTTCCCCTGGCCCCTTTACTGCTATTTCTTGGCTTCCCGCTCCTTGCGCTCCTTGATTGCCTGCAGAATCGCCTCTTGAATGTGCTTCGGCTGATTCATAAAAAGCCGGTTCTGCTCGGCGGGGTCTTTGACGCCCATCACCATGTCGAGCGCCATCTGGCGGGTTGGAGAATGATCCATGTTCATTCCAGGCAGAAAGCCGCCGACCGATTCGGGGTTCGGCTTGACCGTGACGGTCTTGCCCGCTTTCGAAAAGAGCTGAAACGCTTCGGTCCCATCCGGCAGCGTAAACTTTTCAGGCTTCCACTCGTCGCCGTCGGCGCCCTTGATGCTGCCCTTACCCTTGACCCCGACGCCGTAATCCTTCGCCATCTTCTCCTCATGGGCGAACTCGTCGGTCTTCATCGCCCGCTCGTGGGCGAATCTGGCCGATTGCCGGGAGGACACCGCCGCGCGCCCCGCTGCATGCTCGGCCCGCTCCTCCTCGCTTTCGTAGGTCGGCCGGCCCTGGATGCCGCTCATCGCCTCGGGGATGGTCGCAAACTCACGGCTCATGCCGGGGGAGTACCAGCTCTCTTTTGTGCCGCGGATCGCATGAATCGGACGCTGACCCTCCGGCAGCTTGTTAAGGTAGGCCTCGCGCTGTTCAAGGCTCATCTTGGCCATGTCCATGTAGCGCTTGCGGGGATCCGAGGACGGCGCGGCCGTCGGCCCCGAGCTGCTGGCGGCGGTCGAGGTGCCTACCGCCTGTCCGGTCTTGGCGGGCATGGTGCGCTGGTCGGCTCGCTCTCCGGCGCCATAGGCCGCCTGCTCGGGCGGGCCTTCATTTCTTAGCCCTATCTCCGGTCGTGATTCGCCGGTTTGCTGGCTCTTGGCCATGACGGGGGCCTCGACGGGCCTGCCGTGCGCCGGCTGCAACGGGTATTGCGCCATCTGCAGCCGGCGATTGCGGTCAGCCGCGGAAGTGGTGAAGGCCTCTTTTGTAAAGGCATCCCCCAGGAAGTCCTTTGCTGCCTGCACCCCGCGGCCGACCTGTTCGGAGGTTCCGATCGCGGTTGTCCCAAACGGGTTCTGCGGCCCGCGCAGGATGGCGTCACGGCCCTGCTCGTAGAGCTGGCGACCTTCGGGGCTGCCGGTGGCCATGGCGTTCAGCTCGCTTCTGACTGCGCCCCAAACGCCGCCGAGGACGTTGCCCTCGCGCTTTTTGCGTTGAGCCTCTACGCTTTCCAGGTAAGTCGCCATACTTCAATCTCCTAACCCGATGATGTGTGGATATTGGCAACGGAAACCGAGCTGTTGGAGCTGGCGCTTGCGTTCATGCTGCCGCTGAAACTCCGGCTGTCATGTCTGCCCTCCTGATAACCGAGGGACGCGGACGCGGACACCATGGAAAGGGCCGATGCCGCGAGCTGCGCCGCGACCCTCGCCATCGCCTCGGATGAGCCCGTAGCGAGCCCGTACCGAGCGACGGCTTCCCTTACGGCGACCTCGGCCTGCTTCACTTGAACGTCGGCCTTGGCCTTGGCCTCCTCGACTCGGCCGATGTAAACCTTGCTGACCGCCTCGACCTCGGCCTCGTATCGCTTTACGTCCGCTTCGTAGACCGCAACCCCCAGCTTTTCCTCCTCGATGTCCACCTTGGCCTGCTCGATTGCGGCCTCGACCTGTGCCTTGTACCGTTCGATCGAGCCGCGATAGGCCTCGATCCGGCCTTTGAGCAGCGAAACCTGGGCCTCGACCCGGGCGACATCGACCTCGGCCGCCGCCTTGTAGGCCTCGACCCGGGCCGCGTACCCGCGTACCTGCGCCTCGTACATTTCGGCCTTTATCTTTTCGCCTGCGACTTGCGCCTGATAGGCCTCATACTTGGCCGTGACGGCGCCGATCCGCGCCTTGTAGGCCTCAACCAGCGCGCGGAAGCTCTCAACCCGTATGCCGTCGATCTGCGCCTGGATCTTGGCGCCCTCCATCTCGGCCTTGTAGACCTCGATAATGGTCATGACACTTTCGACTTGCGCCTTGTAGGCCTCGATCAAGAGCCGCTGGGCCTCAACGCTCAGTTTGACGGCCTCGATCTGCGCCCGATAGATCTCAGCCCGGGCGACCTCGGCCCTGATCCGCGCTTCGTAAACCTGGGCCTGGGTCCGGTAGATCTCAAGCTGGGCTTTGTACGCCTCGACCTTGGCTTGATAGATGATAAGGGCCGCCTCGACAACGTACTTGGCCGCCTCGAATGCCCGCTGCTGGTACTGATTCGTGTAGTCCATCAGGTTTTTTTCCTGCTGGATCGCACGATCGATGATGAAATGGGTGTTCTCCTGCGCGAGCTTGCTCTGCTGCACCAGAATGTCGTTGTTGATGTCGGTGCGCGTTTGGGCGATCTTGTAGGCCGCCTCCTGCAGGCGGGCGGCGAGCGCCCCGGGGGGCAAGCGAAACCCGCGGTTGGCGAAAAAGGAAAGCGCCTCGTCATAGATCTGCTGGTTTTCAAGCTCCTGGCGCGCGGTGGCGCGGTCGTAAATCGCCTGTTCGGTTTCCGCGTCAAGCCCCGAGCCGCCGCTTATAAGGTCGTTCAGTAGCTTGGTGGCAAGCTGCTGTTTCACCGCCGAGTCGTATTCGGCCTCGTTCCATACGAACATCGGCTCGGGCGGGGTGATGTCCATCGTCGGCAGCTCCCCCTCGAAGGAGGGCCAGTTGAACTCGGGCGGCGATGGGATGGAAATGGCGCTCAATACCGGAACGGCCGGCAGGCTGTAGGAGGGCCGCGTCGGCAGGCTCGGATTGCTGATATCCGGCTCGTTTGTGGAAAATATCGGGAACTCGTCGGTCGGGGCCGCTGGAACCTGGAAGCCCGGATCGGCTACGTTGAACTCGGGCGGCGTGGTGGCCGCCAGGGTGACATCGGGCATCGTCGGGGCTTCGTCGGAGAAGACCGGGATATCCATGGAAACGTCATCGATCGTCGGCTGAGTGGGCTCATTCATGGCGAGCCCGTCCAGCCCTCCCGGGCTGGGAGATACCCATGGGTCGATCGTCCAGCTTATCGGGTAGGTTTGGCCTCGCAACGCTTCCAGCAGCTCCCATGCGGTCTGCCAAGCGGCATCACCGTAGATTTGCGCCTGCTCGAAACGGTCGCTGACCAGCGAGCCGCTTGAGCTGACGTTACTTGGCGGGGTGATCGTAGCGGGAATCAACCATTCGCCCATCGGTTATTCCTCCTCGGTTCGCTTTCTAAGGCGCCTGCGTATGGCGGCCAGGGCATCGTCCAGGTCTTTTATGACGCGGGCCTCTTGGTTGCCGGCGTCATCGAAGAAAAGAACGACAAACGCCGAATCGGTCACGAGAATGCCGATCTCGGGGATCAGCCTCCGGCTGGGCCGTTTCTGCGCCGCCCCCATTTCGTCCTGCGAGATCCCGAACCGCTCTTTACTATCGACCCTCGGCATCGTACACCTCTTTAATATCGAAAATGGTTATCTTCGGCTTGCGAATGCCGATTCGCACCCGCTCGGTGCAGGGATCGGGAGCGTTTTCGGTTCCCGGCACGGAGTAAGCGCCGTCTGCGCCGTCAAACTCCTCCGTTCGATAGTGCAATCCGTCCAGCACCATCCCGTAGATGATTTTTTTCGCCTGGTTGCTTTCGTTGACCTTCAAAACCGAGTAGGCATAGATCGGATCGACCTTCTCAGCATCGACCTCGTTGTTTTTTTTGACCCCGGTGTTCTCTTTCGTGAAAATCCCATAGTCCTGAAAGCTGCTGGAAATAAACTCGGTGGCGGTGAGCTTTTGCTCGCGGAAAATGAAGTATTCCCGCCCGCCCGCGTTAATCATCACATCCCGCTCTATGCGTTCGGGGTCGGTTTGCTCCTCGTATTCCCAAATTTGGGTCCAGGGGTTATACTCGAACGCCGCGGCCCCTTCGTTTCCCTCTAAAATGGTGAGCTGTCTTTCGGTCATTGCGTCTACAAGAGGGGTGTCAAACATATTCGCGGGGATCCGCGCCTCGCGCTCGCCCAGCCGGCCGGCCGTTCCGTCGGTCCAGTTGCCCTCGGTGTTGCGGCGCAGCCCTTGAATGAAGTAGTTGGTATCATCCTTGACGTAGACGCCATCGAGATCCCAAACCCGCGAGAAATCAGATGACACCTCCTCGCTGTAGGCTGGCCCGTTGGTGAAGCCCGCATACGGGAAGCTGCCGCTCGGTATGTTGTCAACCGGGGAAGCGTAGGTTCCCCATACGATCCCGAAATAGCGGTGGCTGTTTTCCCAGCGCGAGACTATGTTCGTGAAGGTGTTCGCAAACAGGAACTCCCCGCAGGCCTGCATGACCCCCACATCAACGGCATCGTCCCATTCGGATCTGTCGTAGTCGATGTAGCGGAAGACCCCGCCCTCCCGCCTAACATGGGTCGCGTAGATGTATTCCTGGTTGAACTCCACCGGCCAGAAATCGATGATCCGGCCGCCGCTGCCGTCCGGTTGAGGAGCTGGCCCCCTGAATCGATACCAAAAAAGGTGTTGAAGATCGTGGTATTCACCGGAGCTATCGCCGGGAGGGCTCCAAGTGTAGCCGCACAGGTCCGGAGGCGGCGGGCCGGGGTAAACGTGGTACTCGGTTTCGGGAATGTCCTCGTAGGTCCAATAGTTCCAGTAGGTGCCGCATTGGGTCACTTCCTCGGTATCGTTTTCCCCCGGGTAGGCGAGATAGCCCTGATCGACCCTTTTGACCTGCTCGACGCTCTCAAACGCCAGGGCTTCGAGATCATCTGGCAGGATATCGATAGGGTATGGGCCACCCGATACCAGCACCTTGGCGCACCATCGCGCCCTGAAAGTCTGCTGGCCGACGATGCCGGGAGGGTCGAGGTTGATATCGCTCACCATGTCGGTCCAGCCCGCAAGCGCAAGGTTTGCGCTTCCATCGCCCGTATTGGCTTCCTGCCCTCGTTCAGACGGAGCAAAGATGGCAAAGGCCGACGGCCCGCCGCCCATTTCGACTAAAAGGACGTAGTTGGGGCCGTAGACCCTTTCCTTTGCCTCTTTCGCCGCGCGCCCTCCGGCTGTCTTCTGCGGTACAATGGTGATCTGATCCACACCGAAATTCCGGCTTACCGTGAACTGGCCGGGAAGCTCGTAGCGCATCTGATCCAGGCCGGGAGAGCGGTCCTTTAGCGCCTGCAGGGCGCTCATGGCGCATTTTATCTGCCGTTCGAGGAGGTCATGGTCATAGACCGCATCCTTACCGATCGGTATTTTGAACTGGATCCCGTTGCGTTGGAAATAAAGCATCAGCGCGAATGCCTTAAAACGTAATCCGCGAATCGTTCGTTATTTGCCAGGGTCGAGCCAGCCCCCCCGATGCCGCTTGCCCCATGCCCCGCAAGCTGCACGATCAAGGTGGGCAGATCGGCATCAAGATTCATGCTCGATTGGTGCGCTTCGCCGCTTGAAACCAGCAGCCCCGGCAAGGCGGCATCGAGTAGCCCGTAATGGTTAAGGCTGCCGCTGGCCGATATTTGAAGGCTGGGCAACGATTTTGAAAGTGATCCGCTTCCGGTAGCCGACATCGATACGGATAGCGAAAGCGCAGCGATGGACCCTGTTAAGCTGGCAAGGTTTTGCGAAACCCCGGTGGCCGATAGGCCAAGCCCGGGCATTTGCCGGTCAAGCCGCCCCACGAGGTCGCCGACGCCCGAGATCGAAAGCTCGGGAAATGATAGCGTCAGCGTCCCGCAGCGAATGCCGGTTGTGGCATCGAGGGAGAGCGCCGGCAGCTCGCCGTTGAGATTGAGGGCCTGGATGAAAGACCCGCTCGCGGAGATCTCCGGAACAGGAAGCACCCCCGAAACCGCATAGCCCACCCTGATCTCAAGCCCTATGCACGGCAGCAGCGCCCCGCCCGAAACGGTCGAAAGCGCGGTTTCGCCTTGGGCCTCGATGGTGAGCGCCGGTAAAACGGGTGGAGAAAGCGGGTCGGTGCCAAGGCTGTTTGAAACGATCTCGTCCGTTGAGTCGGTTTCTAAAGCCGGCAGCAGGCTCCACAGGCCGTACCGGTTCAGCGAGGGCGACGGCAAGTTTAGAGGGCTTGCCGTCGCCGCCCCGGTGTTGGCCGATATGGTGAGGGGGCTGGTTTGCCCGTTTAGGCCAGCCATGGCCACCTCCTGCCTTTATGCGCCGTAATACTGCGGCAGCGAGATCGTGAAGGTGTCGATGGTGTAGGTCTGACCGCTCGTGATGGTGGTCGAACTCATGTTGAGATCGGCCCCGCTGGTCCCGATCGAGCCGTCAATGCGCGGCAGCGAGGTCGAAGCGCCCCCCGCGTCGGTCGGATTGGCGCACAGCCTGAAATAGCCGGCCGTGCCAGAGGCGCCCGCGGCCCCCGACCATGTGGCGCCCGCGGCCTTTGAGATCGCCCCGCTTCCCGCCGCTCCGAACTCAAGCCCGTTATCGAACGCGCCCGCGACAAAGGTTCCCGAGGCAAGCGTGACGGTGACGAGCAGGGTGCCGGAAACCGCCGAATCGGGCGAAGAAGGCTGGGATCCCGAGTAAATCTTGAGAACCCCGTCCTTGAAAACGTCCTTGAGCGAGCCGCCCTTGCAGCAGACGATATAGGTGGTCGCCGCGAAGCCCTCGGCCGCCGCGATGCTGCCGGTTGCAAAGCTCAGAGTTCCGGCCGCAACGGCGGTCAGCTCGACCCCCACGAGGTTGTTCCCGGCCGTGGTGGAGCCGTAGGTGTAGATCAGATCCCCCGGTGAGAAGCCCGCCGTGATGAACCCGCTTGCGCTGTGGGTGATCGTGTCCTCTCCGGCCCCGCCATCGACGTAGGCGAGATCCCCGGTGCCGATGCCCTCGGAGTAGACCGCCTTGGGAATGGCGACCATCCCCAGCATCTTGTCTCTTAATCCCGTCGAAAGTTTCAACGACATGGTAAAGTCCTCCTTCTTTCAGAAAAAATTTCTATTAGTTACCAACCAGAGGGCAAAAAAAATCAGTAGTCTTCTTCGCCCTCGTTAACGCCGGCCATCGCAAGCCTGCGCTTTCGCCTCAAAATGGAGCCTTCTTCATCTGCCTGGGCCTGATTTTGCAAAAGCGGTTGTTTGAAAAGCCCTGGCCGTTTTTCCCTAAGACTTTGCTGCGCCTCCATTCCAAGCGCGGTTTTCGCGCTCATCATGTCGATAATCCTGCGGCGATCATCCGGTGCGCCGGGGTCAAGCGTTGTTTCGCGGGGCGCGTTGTCCGGATCGATCTTGCCCAAGTAGTCAAGCTGCGCGCGCGCCTTTTTGCGGGCATCGAAGCTCGATCCAAAGTTTATGGTATTGCGGGCCTTTGCCGCCTCGATTTGGTCGTAGAGCCCAAGAGCCATTGTCCTAACTCCCCGATGGTTTGCGGTTCATAAGAATCGGAAGCACCGAGATTGAATCGATGGAGAAGTCGGCGCCGTTCACGTTTTCGATCTTGAGCATCCAGTAGCGCCCCTTGCCGTTGCGGCCGATAGGCACCTTCATGGAGTGCTGCTGGTTTGCGGAGTGGTTCGGAGACACCAGAAGCCCCCGCTCGTTTCCGTCATCGTCTTTCACGGTCAGCATCAGCTCGCCGTTGGTTTCCCCGCCGATGTAGGCCGAGCGCAGCCGCTTTTGCGCCTCGCTGCCGAAGTCCGAGGTCGGCAGCTCGAAGAACGCCTCGATCTTGGCCGTGGCGTCCAGATGCCCGCTGTCCAGCACCATGATCCCGGCATCCCCGGCGCCGAGGTAGACCTCGCCGAACTTGCAAAACGAGTTGAAATCATAGCCTTCGTACTGGCTCGCGCGGGATCCGGTAAGCTCTACGCAAAGTCCAATCGTATCGGCCATCAGCGCACCTCGATGATGAGGTCATCCCAAACGCGGCCGTTCGGGTAAGTGGTGTCGAAGACCCGCAAGGTCGCCTTGTACTGCCCGTTTTTCAGGGTTTTCACGGCGGCCTCATGGCCGAGCTTCATATCGAGCCGGCCGACGGCCCCGTAGCTCGTGAAATCAAACGCCCCAGCGGTGGCGGTGGCCGAGCTGAGAGTCAGCCCCCCCAGCTCAAGCGTGACCTTGCTTGCGCTCGCAAGGTCGGTGATCGCAGCCCCGTTTGAACGCAGTTCAACGCTGATGGTGTTGTCGGCGTTTTTGTGGATCGTTTCGGTAATCATGCGGCTATCCTTATGTAGCCGTCATAGTGTTCGACGGTGGTGTTGGGGGTCAGGCTCGCAAGCCTTGTGACGGGAGTCAGGCTGTTGAGCTGGGCAATAGCGGTATTGGGGGTCAGGCTCGCAAGCGAGGTGAGGAACGTAAGGCTGTGAAGCTGCGTGTACCCGACCGGCGAAAGGGCCAGGAAAACGATGTTGTCGGAGAAAACGACATGGGAGCCGTGGCTCGCGTCCATGTCGAGGTAGTGCTGCTGGGTGAGCGCCAGATGGTCGGCGGCATGCTCGTGGTAGCCGTCTGCGACCGCGAGGATGTGCTTGATGCTCAAGACCAGGGCGCCGTCGGCCGTATGCTCGTGGTAGTTTTCGCCATCGACTACAAGGAAATGGGTGCCGTAAAGACGCATGGCATCGGCGGCATGTTCGTGGTAGCCGTCGGCAACCGATAGGTAATGGGTGCCGGTCAGCGCAAGGGTGTCGGCCGCATGGGCGTGGTGGCTGCTGGCGACAACCAGATTAGCGTCGGTCGTGACCGTGAGGCTGTCTGCCGTTTGCTCGTGGTGGGCCTCGGCAACCGCAAGGGCGTGAAGCTGAGAGAGGGCAAGCGGCCCGTCGGCCGCATGCTCGTGGTCGGAGCTGTCTACTTCGAGGCTTTGGGCGCCCGTAAAACTGATATTATCCGATTGGACCGCGTGGCTTGACTCGGCGACCTGTAGGGCATGGCTTTGAATCAGCGCGAGGGCCTGGGCATCGTGAACGTGGGCGCACTCGGCAACCGTCAAAACGTGGAGCTGGGTGATGTCGAGCCCGTCGGCTGCATGCTCGTGGTGCGACTCGGCGACGGCAAGCGTGTGCGAGCCGGTGAGTCCGATCGGATCGGCCGCGTGGTCGTGAGCGCACTCCGCGACGGCGAGCGCATGCTGCTGGCCGAGAATAAGCGAATCGGCCGCGTGGTCGTGGTGGGCTTCTTGAACCGTGAGATCGACAACTGCGCCCGTCGTTGTGATCGTCAGGTTCGGGGCCGCATGCTCGTGGTGGGCCTCGGCAACTGAAAGCGTGACCGCCAGCGCCAAGGCATCGCAGGCATGCTCGTGGTGGGCCTCGGCGACGGCGAGCGTGTGCTGCTGGGTAATGGCAAGGGGATCAACCGCTTGGTCGTGGGAGGATTCCGCGACCGATAGAAAAACCCCGATGGCAGGCGCATCGGCCGCTTGGGTGTGGTAACAGTCTGCGACGGCAAGATTGTGTTCCTGGGTCAGCGCGAGGGTATCGGCCGCATGCTCGTGATAGGCCTCTGCAACGACCAGATCGACATCTGAGGGGAACTCCCACCCGACAACCGGCTGCCCCTCGTGCTGGTCATCGAGGGAGCCCTCCGTATCGGCAGGGCCGACAACCGGCTCGCCCTCGTGCTGATCGTCAAGATCGTTTGAGTCGAAGTCGGCCATTATTGCTCCGCGCTGAAATCATCTATATAGACATTCCCGGCCGTAGCACCCACAATCACAAACAGGTCTAAATATTCATCGGCTGTGAGATCTGCAGCGGAAACGACTACGGTATTCTGAACCCATGAAGTCGTGGGAGTTTTCTCGGTTTTCGAGATGAATTTGCCGTTTCTGGATACGAAGTAATTGACCGACCCATTGAAAGATGAATCGTCTTTGAGATAGGCTTTTAATGTCAGATCTGATGATGCGCTCGGAATTTTTACGTTCCCCACTTTATAAATTAGCGGGTAAGAAGCAGAAGTCGAGGTAAACTTCAAACACTTGCCGCTCCGGCACTCTGCAGAGCTGTCATGCTCAACAACCCCGTCGTTCCAGATCATCCTTGAGTCTGTGCCGCTTTCTTGAATTATAAAAACTGGGGCGAGCGCGCTTTGTCCGTTGCTCGAGGTTTGGTATTCTGTAGATGTTCCGGTAATGCTCCCGCCAATGAAGAAATTGTTAGTACTATGAGAAGAAGCTCCGAGCCCATATTGACAGCTTGATATGTCTGGATTGAAAAAACGGTTTTCGCCTGATGCTGTTGCAAGAGTTACGCAGTAGGTCGCTGAGCGGTTGGTACTGGCAATCAGATCAATTATAAAGTTGGCAAAGGACTCGCCACCAAAAGAGAAGTTAGCTGCATAAGAATTGTAAGCTCTTACATCCTTTAATGTGCAGGCAACAGAAGAAGTCTCGAATCCATAATCGCCAGCCCCGGTTCCTGCTGTAAACGAATAAACCGATTCAAAAGTATGGTTGCCACCACTTAAATAAAATTGAGATCCAGCCCCACCTGTGGCAACAACATTTTTAATGGTACTAGAATATGATGAGCCGCCTAATTGAAGCGCATAATACGGAGCTTCGGCTAACCAGCAGTCATGGACATAAACATTGTATGTGGTGCTTCCAAGATTCAGACCATAAAGTGAAGGAGATGACACGATGAATTTTTCAAGTTCAACCCAGTTTTTACCCGAAAGGTCAATGCCGCTATTGTACCCTGACGAAAGGGCTGTGATCCCTTCCTGTGTCTGGTTGACTAGATTCCAGCCGCCGGACACCTTTATATAGCTGCCCGAACTTCCGCTGCTGTTGACATCGTATTCTTCGCTCGCAGTTATCGGCGTGATCTTGTATCCCGTAACTGCAGAACCGGAGCCCGAAAGTCCCCAATACTGAGAGGTCAAAGTGATGGTAGTCGTGTTGAGCGATGCAACCTTCCACCAGCCCTCAAGTCCGCTATTTTTTCCGACCAGATCCCCGGCCGCAACGACTGCGGTTTGATCGGAGGAGGTTGCAACCGAAGTCGATCCGTTGGTGAAGGTGAGCGTTCCGGAAAGCGTTGTGATGGTGGTCTTGGCGCCCCGGCACTCATCGCCCGCAGATCTGGAAGTGGTGCATTTGTCGATGGTCTTCCAGGGGTTGCCGTAGGTGCCATCTCCGCTCGTGTCGTTGCCGCTGGCAAGGTCAAAATAATAGTTGGCTGCCTGCGCATTTAGCGCGAGCAAAAGCGCGAGGAAGATATGAAGAAGGGCTTTTTTCATGGCTGTCGGCGTCCTTTTAGGACGGGTCACGGATCTCGATGTCCCAGGCCGGCGTATTGACCTTGTTGCCGGCCGTAAGGCTTTGGCTCGTGCAGGTGGTGACGTAGACTACGAGCTGCGAGCTTGCGCTCGCGTGGTTTTTCACCAGGGCAACGTGGGTCGCGTTCTGCGCGCCGGAGGCGATCCCGTTGATCGACATGGAGCTTTGGGCGTTGACCGCGATCTTGCGCCCCGAGGTGTCGCCGTTTGCCGGCCCCGTAAAGTCGGCCGAGCTGATGGTCGCCTGCGCGAGCCGATAGCCGGAGCTATCGAAGTTGGCTTGCGCCTGGGCGTAGTTTGGCGCATCGGTGCAGACTACAAGCCGGTTCGCGTTGCTTTTGATGTAGTTCAATGCCGCGTCGAGGACGTTATCGTGTACGCTTTTAGCCATCCTTCTTTCCCCCTTGGGCCTGCTGGTGGTGGTAGGTCACGAGTTGGGCGAAAAGCTCGTTGCCGTTCGTGAAAAGTTTGTAGGACTCATCGCCCACCTTGTAGGCGTTGTGAATCCAGCCCTTTAATACATGGGCAAGCACATGATCCGGCTGGGCCGGATGAATGCGCTCATCGACAAAAATCCCGTTGTAGATCTCCTCTTTCTCGGCCTGCTCCTCGCTCACCTGCCACTTGTCGGACGGCCCCACATGCTGCTCGAACTCCGTGCAGCCGCGTTTCAGGATGATCGGGGGCAGCGGATCCTTGTTGAACCGCACCTTTATCGGACACCCCAGGACCACCCGCTGAAAGGCCTCGATCTCGGTGATCGCCTTTACGACGGCCTCATAGCACTCCTGGCCTTCCTCAAGGCTGTGGTTGTACCAATAGCCGCCGTAGAGCTTGCTCGTGTTTTCCCGCTCGGTTTCGGTGCCGCACTTCGAGGGCCGGCCGAGGTTTTGCTGCAGGAAGTAGGTTGCGACCAGCTCCTCAAGTGTCCTAGGCTCGATAACGACCTTCCAACACGATTGGCAGCCGCTCGGGACCATTGTTTTTCCGAAAAGGATATCGAAATAGATCCGGTGCCAGAGGTGGCAGTTCTGCCAGCGCGGGGCTTTGGTGTAGATCCAAGGGCCATCCCAGGCCATGCGCCGCGGGTAATCGATCCGGCCGTCTTCCAGCCGCATGAAATAGTTCGGTTTAGAGGCCAGAAACTTCTCGGCGACATCCTGCTTGTCGCATTCCAGGTAAAGAATCCTTGTGTTTGCCATGGGGGGGCGCTCCTTGTCTCTACGGTTCGAGGGCCGCAACGTAGCGGCTGTCAAAGCAAATGCCGGCGCCTTTTAGCGCCGTCGGATAGGACAGTTTTTGAGAGGTGAGGTTGATGACTTGGCCAGAGGGAAGGCCTACGCAGATGCCGTTTCTGGCGGTCCAGATCGCGCCTTCTCCCGCCGTCGAGCCGTCGCCGAACCTGAACATTTCAAGGCGCTGGTCCGTACCCTCGATCGCGGGCGACTCTGACACGAGGGCTATGTCCATGGCTGTTGGATCGGCCCCGGCGCCGAAGTAGGTGCGCTGCGAGTCGCTGAAAAAGACCCCGCCCTTGACAGGCCGGAGCATGGTGATCCGCGACTCAAGCGGCAGAAATCCCCGGGCGAGGTCGAAATCGTTCAGGCTGTAGGGCTCCGAGTACCAGATGACCGGCCCCTGCGCGATCCAGGCGCGGCCGTGGCCATAGGCGATCAGATGCCCGATCGGCGGCTCTGAAAACTGGCGGGTGGTGGCCGGCCCGACGTAGGCCGAGCGCACCCAGGCGTTATTTGCGCCCGCCTCGATGTAGCCCTTCTCGAAGCCATTTTGCCAGTATGAGCGGGAGTCGAGCTGGAAATAACTCACCCTCGCGCCGGCTGTGACCGTTACGAGCGCCGTGAAAGCGTAGTTTGCGCCCAACTGGCAAAGCGAGGCACCGGCAACGAACAGGCAGGGGCCTCCATCGCACCAAAGCGAGTGGACGGGGGCCGTTACCGCTGTGGCGGTGAAGCCCTTACGCCGGCTGACGCGGCCCGTCCGGTCGTGATCGATGTTGACCGCGGCGGCCAAGTCCTGAATGCCGGTCTGCGGGTCAAAGCGGATCCTGGCCGGATCGGTCTTGACGTTCAGGCCGTTTGAGCCGCGGAATATGGTGATCGGTTCTGCCATCAGACCAGAGCATCCCAATGGATCTCGTCGCGGAACTCCTCGGGCTCGCGCTTCTCGGGTCCGAGAAAGGCTGCGAGCTGGGCCTTGGCCTTGTCGTACGTGGTCCCCCAATGGGCCGTATTGGGCTTTGCGCCTTCCAGGGCGTCCTCGATCTCGTTGAAAAGCTCCCGGCAGGCGTAGGCCACCAGCAGCGGCTCGATGAGGTGCGCCGGCAGACAGGTAGGCTTGTCATCGCGCAGGCGCAGCCGCTCGGGGTAGGAAAAATAGTTGATCCGCAACTGCTCGGCCGTTGACGGGACGAGCTGGTAATAGAGCTGGCGGCCTTTGACGGCCACCTGACGCACCGGCCCCTGGCGGTCCAGGTTCGAGTACCACCGGAATAGCTGCACGACCGAGCCCTGTATCCTGATCCGCGGCCGGTTGTGCGTGACCGAATGCACATAGCGCAGGTTGCGCATGTAGTCGGCCGGAAGCGGCGCATGGTTCACGCCCGGGTCGGTATAGAGGTCGGTCCATTGTTCGAGGTCGGGGATTAAAAACTCGCCGGCGAGTTCATACAGGCAGGCATTGAACAGCTTGACAGCATCTTCCCACGAGTAGGAGCCGTCCTGCACCTTATCGAGAACATCGTCGGCGAGTGTTTGGGATGTCTCCTCGACCGCCAGAACCTCGGCAGACAGCTCAAGGCTGAAAAGCTCTGTGTCGAGTTCGTTTGCCATAGGGCTAGTATCCTACGGCCATCCAGCTTCCATCGACCCCGGCAGCGGTGACGATGGTAACGGCGCTGCCTGCGACCGGCAGGGTTTCGTTCAGGGCCGCCGCCTTGTCGGCGGTGTTGCCGCCTGCCTGCAGGAACATCGCCTCACAACTGCGCAGGCCGGTATTGATGTCGCCTCCGGTGTCTGAGGCCCCGTTGGTGAAGGTGCCGAAGTTGACCCGTTTGTTGCCGAAAACGGTTTTGTGCGAGATTGCGGAAGAAAAAGCCATTTGACTGTCTCCTTGTTCGGGGGCGAAGGGGGCGGGTTGGGCCGCCCCCTCCCGGTTTGCATGAAAGCGCCGGCCCTTAATCCAGGTTCAGCATTACGGGCTTGTACTCGGTTGCGACCCCGACGGTTCCCATGGCGATAGCAACCTGCGGGTAATAGCTCGCGGTGTCGGCGCCGGAGAGCGCGCCGGCCGTGCTGGTGGACTGAAAAAGGGGCTTGCCCACCGCGTCGGCGTTTCCGGAGAGCGCAACCGCGGGGCCACCGGTCTGAGCCCAATAGAAGTAGGCCGCCGTCACAACGATCGGGGTGACACCGACCGGAAGGCCGAGGGTCGCGGATTCGACGGTCGCCATCCAGGGGGAGTGGACGATCGTGAACTCGGAGTTGATGGCGAGCGCAACGCGGATCGGCTCGTCCAGGGTGAGGGTGATCGAGGTTCCCGCGGCGGTGACGGCCGAGGAGCTGGTGATCTTGTATTGATGGCCCTCGCCGGTCACATCGTTGATCTGCAGGTAGCCGCCCGCGAAGTAGTTCTCGGCGTAGGCGGTGCCGGCCGTGATCGTTTCGGTGAAAATCATTTCGCCGGCCAAATGCGCCGCAACGCAGGCCTCGTTCATCACGGTCGCGCCGACCGCAGCCGCAACGGCGAGCTTACCGGCGGCAAGCGCCGAGGCGCCCGCCTTGGCGTAACGGAACTTGCGCCCGTCGCGCAGGATACGCAGCGCGCCAAGCTCCTCTTTTTGGGTTGCAGATTGGGCGAAAACACCCTGATTCCAGCCGGCCCGTTTCATGGGTTTGATGCTCATTTCGAATCTCCTTTTCGGAAGCTACCCTGTTCGGCCCCGCGCCGCTTCCTGGCGTCCTTTATGGGGCCGTGTCAGTCAGTTGACGGGTTTAAGCGAGGGATGTGTAGCAGTTGAACCCCTTGCGGTTGTTGCAGACCATGTTGCCGTCGAAGTAGATCTTCATGGTTTTATCCTCGGGGGAGTCGGCGATTTTCTCCCACTTGGTCCGCATCATGTAGCCCTGCTGATGGACGGCAAAGCCGATATGCTTGCTGTTGATCCAGAGGCCGGTTGAGGTCGGGCAGTAGTCATCGGGAAAAACCTCCATGCCTTCGAGCAGGATCCCGGTGAAGCCGGCCTCGACGGTCGCCTTGCCGTTGGTGAACCGCTGCTGCACCTGCAGGATGTCCACCAGGGTATTGAAGTTGGTTTCGGTCGTGACCATCAGATCCGGCTTGCCGGCCGCGCCGTCGCGGATCTTGGCCGCGGTGCGGGCGGTTCTGACGTTGGGAAGGGTGAGGGTGACTGCGGAGGTGGTGCGTTTGCCCTCCCACGGCTTCGTCCCGTCGGCCGCAACGAGGTCATCCTCGGCAATGCCGCCGTAGGCGACCGCAGAGGACTCGCTGCAGAGGGCCTTCAAACCGGTCAGGCGGTTGCCGGCCCCGGCCGCATCGTCGTAGATGGATCCCGAGAGCAGCTTGGTGAGGGACTTCTGCGCGCCGCCGACCCGCTGGCTGACGAGCTGAACCTCGGCGTACTCGCCGGAGTTTTTCAACTGGTCAATCCGGTAGATCGTGGCGTTACCGTAGGCGTGTTTCCACTCGAAATAGGCCGCGTTGATGCTTTCGCGGTCATCGCTTGAAACCGTGTCGCCCCGGCTGTAGAACTCGGCTTCCTGGCCGTCGTATTCCAGCGGGATACGGATTTTCTCGCCGCCGTTCGGCCGCTCCCAAATACCTTTCTGCTGTTTCATCAGGTAGTTGAGAAGGAAGGAGTCGTAGAAATAGATATCGACGGCTTTGCCGCCGTCGAGCATGAAATAATCGTTGGTGATCGCTTCGAGTTCTTCGAAGGTCAATGCCATGGGTAGATCCTCCTCTTAGGGAAATGAAGCAGAACCTACCGGACAGCCCTTACATGCCGGCCTGTGACCGTCTTCGATCAGCTAACCGTTGAGCAAGTACCGCCGTGGTCCCGCCGAATTTTTTGGAATCTTTCAGCGCCTCGTCGCCGGTTCCGAAGGATCCCGGCGCGGACGGTCCTTGCGGGAGGACATCTGCCGCTCGTTTCGCTCGCTGGTTCTTGATGAACTTGGCTTCGGCTTCCTTGGCGGCTTTCTCGGCGGCCTCGGCGACCTTGGCCTCGGCGGTGATCGCCCAATAGGCTGAGATCGCGTTGTGGCCCGGGTTGGATTGCATGAACTCCTGCAGCTTGCCCTCGTCCCACATATGGTCAAAGTCGGGATGCTCTTTGGCGAAGCTCTCATAGGTCGCCACAACGGCATCCTCGCGGCTGCGCTGCTCGAAGTTTTGCGTGAACTCCTTGGAAAGCTCGTGTTTTGCCTGGGCAAGGACGTTTTGGTAGAACTCGTGGGGCTTCTCGCTCTGCCAATCCAGAAGCTCCTCGGGCTTCATCTTGGAGATATCCTTGAATGGCAGATCGCCCTGATCGTCCTTTTCGCCCTTCGGCGGTGAGCCCGCTTTTGCGGTGAGATCCGAAACCTGCTGTTTCAGCTCGCGGATAATGCGGTCTGATTCCCTTACCCGCTGGTTTAACTCCTGAAAGCGGGGATGTTTGTCGAACCGGTCATCTTCCCCGGGCGCCTTTTCGCCTTTGCCGGTCTTCCCGCCTTCGGTTTCCTTGCCTGCTGCTGGCTGGCTGTCTTTGCTGGCGGCTTCGGTCTTTAGCGCCCCCTCGGGCGTTTTGTCGGCTGCGGCCGGCTTCGGGGAATGAAACTCGACCGTGCTGACAAGCTCACCAATTTGCGCAGGTTGAGGCGATGACCCTGCATCCGTATTTAGCGCCCCTGCTTCGCCATCCATTCGATCGATCTCCTTTGCGAGGGATTGAAATAAAAAAGCCCGACCCAGGCGATTCGCCTGAATCGGGCTTCTATCGGGTTCCGGGGATTGGCCCCGGGCCGCTTTAAGGGTCCGACCTAATCAAGACAAACTAAGTGGCTATTGTGCTGCTCACATGACCTAAGCCCACCATCTTTAAAGGTGACTACGAGTGAAATGCATCCGGTGTACCGGCTTTTTCTACAATCTTCCACTATTTTTTGCACTATGTCAAGCAGCCTTTGTGCAGTAGCTTCGGACGGTACGCTATGGGTAGTGTTTAGCACTTCATCGCCCCTACGGCTGCAGTCGGATCCCGGTGGCGTCGGCTGGCGGGATGAAATACTTGACTCCGAAGGTCGCGCCGCCAGCCACATCGGTCGCCACATCGCTGCAGGCCATACGGGCGCTGCGCTGCACCTCGGTTTCCCCCTGCGGCAGGCGCAGGGACTCAACGCAGACGAAATAGCGGCCCTCGGCTGAGAAGCTGATCGTCTGCTGGGTAGCCGTGACCGGCGCCCCCGCCGCCTGCGGGGTGGCCGTCGGCATCCCGAACTTGGTGTAGACCTGATAGCTGATCGTGTCGGTCGGCTGCAGTTTCGCCACCGGATCCCAGGCGACCGTTACCTGATTCGCCGTGTGCCATGTCTGCGCCGCGCAGATTGCCGGCAGAAGCGTGAAAACGATACAAATTGCCAGTAACGCCGATACTTTCCTCATGGTTCTACTCCTTTCGCTTGGGTGTTGGTTGGTTCCCACCATTCGGGGTGGACGAGGATCTGCATAATTGCATGATCGCATTGGTTGAAGTGGTCGATCGCGGCGCCAGGGCTCGACCACGAGCCGGCATCGCCGAGCTTCGACCCAGCCCATTTACCTCCGGAATCGCTCAGATAAACGTCATAGGGGGTGAAGTAGGCCTCGTGTTTCAGACCGTAGCGGGCAAGCGGCTTACGCTCCAAGGGGCTTCCGCGCCCCGGGCGCCGGCATTCGGTGAACATTTCATAGTTGAGGACGTTGTGGTGCCGGTTCCAGGCATCCCCATGGCTTGCCGTGATCCAGACATCGCCCGCTTGGCGCAGGTAAGCCAGATCCCGCAGCAAAATCTCCTCGGCGAGCTTCGGCTCCCCGGCCATGAAAGCGGCCGTGACGCTGTTGTTGTGCAGGCCTATCGCGTGGCCGGCCCGTACAAAATCCTTTGCCATCGGCAAGAAAGCGTCCCAGCGGAAATAGGCCGCCGTGTTGAGAAAAAAATAGACCGCCTTGATTCCGCGGTCGCTCTCGGCTCTGGCCATGTCCCAGGCGGCATCGATACGGTCATCGACATCGTGCCTGATCCAGTAGCGCCGGCCGTCGGGTGTCGGTTTTCTTTCGAGGTTTTCAGGGCTTGGCTCGATGAGGCTGCCATCCACCATCCCAAGAAGGCCGAAATAGCTTATGCCGGTTCCGTTGCGCTTGCTGGCGAAATCGGTCATCGCGGCCTCAATTCCTTGTAATTTTGGAGATTTGTTCCTGATTAGGCATAAATAGCTTCTGCTCTCTGAACTCCCCCTTGACGGCTTTGGACATAAAGAAGTCCATGACTACGCGCTGGGCGAGCCCCATAGCGTTCATCGCCTGATTGTACTCGGCCGGGAAGCCGTTGACTTCGAGCTTTCCGCTCGCCATCACGTTGATCCTGATGACGAAAACGGGCTTGTCGATTGCGTTTATCGGAATGGCTGGGGGCTGCTGCTGGCTCATCGTGAAGTGGCTCCTTTCAAGTCGGCGGGCGCTTGCTTGGCCTCGACCAGCACATAGCCGGCCGCCCTGCTGCGCATGCAGGAAAAGGTATAGGGTACGCTCCACCGGTCGGATTCGAACCGGTCGCGGTAGAGGTCTTCCATGTCTCTCAAGCGTATGGATGACACCGGCCTCGGCTTTGGCATGTTGTCCGGGTCAAGCGGCGGCAGATGGTAAAACTTATCCCGGGCGGCGTCCCAATCGGCCATGAACTCCTCGGGGCGGGCGAACGCCTTGCGGATCGCATCTTTCCTCGGCTCGGCGTAGCCGTAGGGGTCCGGAATAACAGAGAAGACCACGAAACAGCATGCCGGGCTCATCAGGTTGTAAATCCCGGGGAATACGTCGAAATGCTCGAAATGCCCGTTCTGTGCGATCAGGGCCGAGTTATCGACCAGGATCACGTTGAACTTGTCTGTCTCGGTGATCTCCCGCGGCTGCAAAAGCGCCGTGTAGACATCGCACACCTTGCCCCTGGCGCCGGGGATGTTGCGCCGCAGCTCGGCGATCTTTTCCTCGCGCATGTCCCAGCCCTCGAAGTATTCGCACATCGAGGCGTATTCTATTGCCTGCCCCTTGCCGGCGCCGCAGAAAAGCTCTAACGCAATCGGCCGGATGAAGGGGGCGCGGGTCGTGATCCGGTCGAAAATGTCCAAAATTGGATGCCGTGCCATAGCGTTTCTCCTGTCAATACGGATTAACCCTCCCCTTTTTGGCCTTTTTTGGGGGAGGTTATTGTTTGCTTCGGTGAAAATTCACGCTCAACCGATCTGACCCCTTAATTTATTCAAAAAATCAGGTGTCAGATCCCGGTGAATTTTCACGGAAGGACGAACATCACCGGCTCAAAGCCGGCCTTTTTCTTCCAAAGCTGCAACCCTCGGCCGCCGTCATGCCAGCCGGCGTACATGAGCCAATCGATCTCATCCGGCCACAGCCACGAGCAGACCGCCTCCATCACCTGCAGGTGTAAGAACGGCATGACCCCGAGGGCGAGGTGGCGGCCGTGACCGAGCAGCGTCGAATAACAACAAAGATTTCCGTATCGTCGGAGCTGCAGGTAGGCGAGGAGTCCGCTTGCTCTATGCCTGTCCGCGTCATGGTCGATCTCGAAGCATCCCCACCACAGCGAGCAATGGTATCGGCATCTGGTATCGGGCTCTGCTCGGTAGGCCTGCCTGAGTTCATCGGCCGATCGGTGATAGCCAGGGCGCATCGGGCCGCCGCTTCTAACGGCCATGCTTTTGTTAATGGTTTCGATCTCATCTGCCAGGGCTGCCGGCGAAAACATGCTGCAGACCGTGGCCTTTTTCGCTTTTTGGGCCTCACGGATGAAGTTTGCCTTGTACCTGCCTTTAATGGTCGCAAGTATCCGCTCGAAGCTATGAGAGCAGTTGATCGCCGCCGCCGTTATCCTTGGCAAAGTCTTCGGGCCTTGCGCTACATACCCACGCTCGATCAGCTCCCGGCCTTTGCTCGCCGTCGTGCATCCACATCCCAGCATCAAGTCGGATTTTGCGATAAGCGGAGGCTTGTGCATAAAGCGCCTCGATCTCATTCACTTGGCCCCCCATCGTGAACCGCTCGCGCTCGTCCTCGACCTTTTCGGCCAGGGAGGAGCGCATCTTACGGTCCCGGGCGATCTTGTTCAGCTCGTTCAAGTCCTTGGCGACCACTCCCAGGCCGTGCTTTGAAACAAAATCGGAAACCTCGTCGGCGTTGATCGAAATGACCGGGATCCCGGCCGCCAGATACTCGAACAGCTTGTTCGGCATGGCCTTGTTCCATTGGGGGTGGCTTTCGAGGTGTCCGCAAAGCCCCCAATCGTAGCGCGATAGCTGCTTCAAGAGGTCGGGGTAGCGGATCATGTCGTGGACGATCGCCCCGGCGTTGATGTAGGGCTGCTGGAACTCCTTGCGGATCCCGTACAGATGAAACGGCACGAACGCGCCGGTCAAGGCGCGCGTCATGCTTGAGTAGTCACGATAGCCCTTCCACCCGGGAGACTTGTTGTTGAAGTTCAGAAGCGGCGCGACCGCCGCGCCCTCGTAGACGATGCCGTTTACCCTCGGAAGCGGCTGGTCAACGATCTCATCTCGCCCACACATGGAATAGATGACCCTGCACGGCACGGAATCTACGTTGCGGCTTGTGCGGACACCGTGCATATAGGCCCTGCTGGGGAAGATGAAGGCATCGGCCGCATGGATCGCCGCGGTTTCGTCCTTGTCGGTATCCCCCGATTCGCGCATGGATTCGAGGTCGTGAACGTCGAAGACAACCGGAACGCCGGGGCATGAGCGGTCGCGCTCGGCGGCGGCGGCGATGACGATCCAGTTGGGCTCGTTGTGGACATGGATCACCTCGGCCCAATCGGAAAAATAGGCGATCCGTTCGCGGAGGGCCTGCTCACCGTGGTAGAAAGATGAAAGCTCGGTTGAATACAGGATCTCCTCGCTGGCGGCCACATGCTGCAGGATGATGACCTGATGGCCCGCCTTTCCAAGCGCCCGGGCCTCCTTGGCGGCGCGGGCGCAGGTGTGATAGGCCACGAAAAGGATGTTCATGCGGGGGCCTCCTTTGCCTGTCTGAACCCGCGCTCGCGTTCGAGGTGCTGCTCGTAGCGGTACTGCTCGCCGTGGTTCATGCTGGCCTTGATCTCCCCGACCAGCTTCAAGGCCGCTCTCCAATCGTTTAGGTCGATCATCACCTTCTGGCCGGTATTTGCGCGGGCGTTGGCAAGCTCGATCGCCGCGCACAGCTCGACAACCGCCTTTCGGTATTTGTCCATCACTCCCTCCTGGCAATCGCGGCGTTCGCCCACATTACAACCTCATCCAGCTTGGTAAGCGCAACGGAACGCTCCCTGCTTTCAGGACAAAGGTTGCAGATTTTTAATGCCAGCATCCTCCCGGCTTCGCGCAGATCCTCGTACTTTATCGGCTGCCCTTGCTTCGGGGGGTGGTAGGTGAACCTCGTTGACATCTCCTCGATCAGCTCTTTTTCGTTTGGTTCCATTGGGGGCTTGCTCTCCTTTCTTAGGCTTTGTGGATGACGTATCCCTCGTATTCCCCGCCGATGGCGATGACCCCGCAGGCGATGACCGTCTTGGTATCGTCAACGGTTTCGAGGTAGGCCTCGATCAGAGCCGTGCAGGCTGCAACCGAGTTCTGCCGGCTGGTGGTGTAGTCGGTGATCGCGTAATTTGCCATTGATCCTCTCCTTTTAGAGTTTCAGCTCGCATCTGAACCTATCCAAATCAAATAAGAGCCCGGGGCATGTCTTGTTTGCAAACTCCCGGTGTCCGAACACCCTTGCGACCGGTATGCCCCAATTCCGGCAGAGCCACCGGACCAGGGCGAGGCCCTTTTCCCATTGCATCGCCGGCACCGGCTCGGAGTCAAAGGCGCCGACAAAGCACACGCCGAGGCTTGTCTGGTTGTGGTCCTTGGTATGGGCGCCCGGGACATCCGGCATGCGGCCCATCAGTATCTCGTAGCTGCCCGGGGCATAGCCCTTGTCGGGCGTAAGCTCGATGCCGAAGTGATAGCCGATATCACCCCACACGCACTCGTTGACATGATACCTGCGAATGGCGTTCCAGCTAACGGTCCCGCTGTCTTTGGTAGCCGAATGGTGCAAGATGATCTCTGTCGGCGTCATGGTTTGTTTTTACCTTTCGGGGCCGGCTTCGGGTTGGCGGCGGCAGCGTCCTCGGCCTTGTACTGCTCAAGGCGCCGCTTTCGCGCCGCTTCCTCCTCGGGGGTGCGCATTCCGAGGCTGGGCAAGGCATCGCTGAAACGCTGTACTTTCTTCGACCATCCGGTGAGTTGTTCTGCAAGCCCTGGTTCTGGCATGGTACAAGCCCTCCTATCTCGTTCTGATGTCGATACGCCTGCGCTGCTGGCGCATTTTCATAATGCCGTCGGCCGCATTGGACATATCGGGGGGTTTCGGTTTAAGCGGCTCGCCTCTTTCGAGGTGCCGGATCCCCTTGGCCTTCATCCAAGCCCTTAAATCCTGCTTGGTCATGCCCGACGAGAGAAACTTGCGGTCGTTGATGTCGGCATCGCCGCCCTTGGCGACCACATCGCGCACGGTCCTGACCCAGGCGGCGTCATTGTTTCCCGTGAAACACTTGCCGGCGCTGATGATCCTTGGCGCTCTGCCGCCGCAGCTCGGGCATGGACGTTTTTCATCGGCAATGCGCTCGATCACCTCAAACACACGGCCGCACTCTCGGCATTGCCGATCGTAGACAGGCATCGGTTGACCTCCCAATGGTGGACAATCGGAAAGGCTAAGATCCGCTCGCAGACCGACTCGGCGACCGGAAAATCCCCCCGTCGGTAGCCGAGGTATTCAAAGGCCGGCATCAGATGGATCGGGGTCGGGTAGATCACCCGCGCCCCGACGTAGCCGCCGTAGTTCTGCAAAACATCGTCGCGCTCTTTCCTTGATTCGTACAGCACCGGATACCACGACCAGACCGGCTCGCGCCCGGGCCTGGGCTCGTGGTGCCTGCAGGCGGGCAGCCGGTTGCCGTATTCCTGGGCCTGGGCAATGCGCCAGGGGATCTCGCGGCTTTCAAAGACCTTTAGCCGGTCGAGCAGGACGGCGGCCTGGATGGTGTCGAGCCGGCTGTTTGTGCCGACGCGCTCGGCCTCGTACCGGCGCTCGGACACGCGGCCGTGGTTTGCGAGCATGCGCGCCCGCTGGGCGATGCTGTCGTAGTTGGTGAACAGCATGCCGCCATCGCCCGCGCAAGGCAGCGGCTTGCTGGGGTAAAACGAGGCGCAGCCGATCATCCCGATGCTGCCGCACTTCGCCCCCGCGAATCGGGCGCCGATCGCCTGGGCGGCGTCCTCGACCAGATGGATCCTGTGCGTTGCGCAAATATCGATGACCGACGGCCAATCGCAGGGGATCCCGAACATATCGACTGCAATCATGGCTTTCAAAACGTCCGGATCGGATAGCGTGTTTACGTCGATCCCGAAGTCGGACTCGCGGATATCGGCAAGGTGGATAATCGCCCCGCACATGGCCGCCGCGGAGGCGGTCGCCGAAAAGGTGAAGGCCGGAAGCGCAACGACATCCCCCTCGCCCACCCCCAAAACACGCAGCGCCAATATGAGCGCATCGGTTCCGGAGTTGAGCGCAACCGCATTTCCAACGCCGATGTAGCGGGCCATGGCCCGCTCGAACTCGCCGACCTCGGGGCCGTTAACGAACTGGCCATGTCTCAGAACCGCTTGAACCCTTGCCGTAAGCTCCATAAGAAAGCACTCCTGGGGGAACGTCCTTGGTTATGACCGCGCCGGCCGCGATCCTGGCGCCTTCTCCGATCGTGACCTCCGGCAGTATGATGGCCCCTGCCCCGATCGAGGCCCTACTACGCACATGAGTTACTTTGTTCTCTTGCCAGTAGCCTTTGCTCGGCGGGTACTTGTCGTTGCAGAAGGTGACTCGCGGGCCGATGAAAACATCATTGTCGATGACCACTTTCGGGGGAATGAAGGCAAAGCTCTGGATAAAAACCCGATCGCCGATCAGGCAGAAGCCTATCTCGCAGAAAGCCGCTATGCGGCAGTCGCGGCCGATGGAGGAATAGTAAATGTTGCAAAGCTCGGGCTGGTGGATGATCGTTCCCTCGCCGATCTTGGACTGCTCAACTGGCATGACCGCCGATCCTTTCGCAAAGCTCGATTGCGGGCTTGGCGTCTTCGAGGGAAAACCCTTGGCCGCGGATTATGCGCCGGTAGCTCTCGATGTGCAGATCCTCGAACCCGTTGGTGAAGTCGAACTCGGCGCCCCCGACGGTGAACGTGCGCCGTTTCGGGCGGCGGTCGATCGAGAGCTTGATGAATACGTCGGCCTTTTCGAGGTGCAGCGCGCCGACCGCCCAGGACTGATCGGCGCGGGCGCACATCTTGGGCGCCATGAACGGGTCAAGCGGCCCAAACGCCAGAAGCGCCAAGTCGATCAGATGCACCCCGATGTTGAACAGCAGCCCTCCGGACCTGTAAAATTGAGATTTCCAGCTTCTTGCGTACCATGGCCCCCGCGGAGTGCAGTACTCGATATCGACCACGGCGCGGTCCTTGAGGAGCCTGGACACGGCCCGCAGCAGGATTGCGTCATGGTGCAGGCGCAGGTTCAGGATGCAGTTGACCGTCTTGAATCTCGATTGGGCATAGGCCCTGATCCGGTCAAGATCCTCGACCCGCAGCGCGGCCGGCTTCTCAAGGATCACGTTCATCCCGTTTTCGAGCGCCCAGCAGGCGATATGGGCATGGGTGTCGTTCGGGGTGCAGATCACGCAATAGTCGATATTGGTGAGCGGGATCACCCCGGGCAGCTCGGTACGGTAAAAATCGCACCTGGGAAAGTACCGGTCGAGGATGCCCACCTGATCGCAGGGGTCAACGGCTGCGACCAGCTCGCCGCCCACGGCCTTGATCGCCTCCATGTGCCGGGGGGCAACGTAGCCGGCAGCGCCGACCAGCAGGAACTTTGGGGATCGTTTTAGGGTGTTCATTTACCTGCCTGCCTCGTTGTTTGATTCCATACCCTTCTCCACATACGGGCCTTGCGGGTTCTGGTAGCGGTCCTGGGCCGCCTTGTCGGGCTTGGGCTTATCCTCCTTCACCCCAAGGGATTTGGCCTTGATGCCGGCCTCGCGGTCCTTGATGCCAAGCTGCTTGTCGGTCATGGCCTGGGTGTGCTTGTCGGCCCTGATCTTGGCGATCGCAAGCGCCCGATCCTGGGCGAGCTTTTCCTTGTCGAACTTCATGCCGGCCAACTTGGTCGCCTGGATCACCTGCTCGGTCTTGGTCTTTTCGCGGATCAGCTCGGCGTTGGCGCGCTCGACATCGGCCTTTGCGGCTGAAAGCTCCATTTCCCCCTGCTCAAGCGGGCTTGCGCCGCCTTCAAACGGCGAGGGTGCAGATAGCAGTTGCGGCAGCATGGGGATCTCGCCGTCTTCGAGCGCCTTTTCGAAGTCATCCATCTCCATAGTGCCGATCTCCTGCAGGCCTTGGATCATCGCGGGCGGGAAGCCCATCATTTCGAGCTTGGACAAAAACTCGCCTATCGGGCCGGACTTGATTCGGGCAATGACATCCTTCCAGTTCTTCCAATCGATCTTTTTCAGCAGCTCCTCGGCGTCGATTGCGCCCTTGTCGAACAGGGCAAGGGCCTCCTCGCGCTCCTGCACCCTGGAAACCGGCATGGTCGAGCCCGAAACCACGTTGAGCTTCGCCGGGATCAGCATTTGATCGCCGCGGATCGCCTGGGCCATGCTCTCGCCGTCCTGCTCGTAGCTGATGAAGCGGTCCTCGGTGTACCAATTCATCGCATGGGAAAGATACATCCGGCCGCGCTCGCGGATCATCTTGGAGTAGTTGCGGATCTTGCCGCGCAGCATGGTCGCCGCCCGCTCCAAGAGGGCCGCGATCGCCTTGTAGGCGATGACGTTCTTGCCGGTCGCATCGGCCTGTTCCAGCTCGAATGAGCCGGCCACCTGGAAGAAAAGGCTCTGGTAGACATCGAGGAACTTGAACATATCGGCGTTGATGGTGGGCGGGTCGAGGTAGCGGATCGCCTGGGCCGCGAGGCTGTTGGAGGGGTTGATGATGCCCGGGGCGTTGGTGAACTCGTCGTTGCTGACCCCGCTATCCTTCGGGTTGACGAGCTTGATACGGGCGATACGGTCCTTTACGAGGGTAAGCTGGCTGATGGTCTTGTTGATCTCGATGTTGAGCATTTCGAGCTGTTCGAGGTCGCTCATCCCCCATGGGTTGCCGGTGTCGGTGTGGCTTTGGGTCTTGGAGAAGGGAAAGCGGTCCCACAGGTAGGTTTGCGCCGCCTGCTCGGCCGGCAGCTCGGGGTTGATGGAGGGGTTCGGCTTGTCTTCCAAGACCACCTTGCCCCCGCAGCAAACCGTCACGCAGCGCAGGTTGCCGGGGTATTTGTCCTCCTCGATCTCGCTTTTGCCCTTGGCGCGGCTGTAGTCCTTTATCCAGCACTCAACGATCAGCACCTCGTCGCTGATGTTGGCCGCCCCCTTGCCGCCGCCGGCCCCAAAGGCTGAAAACACCTGCTTGATCGCGTTTCCGATCGAGGTGAAATAGCCCTGGTCGTGCTGGCCCAGGCTGTTGGCCTTGATTTCCATGCGCGTGTCGCCCAGCGCCTTGATCGCCTCGTCATCGGACATGATCTCGCTTGCCTTGTCGGGCCAGCGCCAGCGGGCCTCGCGCACACTCATCGGGTAGAAGTGCAAAACCGCATGCGCTTTCTGGATATCCATGCACTTGACCGGATACCAGCCGATATAAAACGGATCCACCACCACGGTTTCGACCTCGCCCAGGCCCCCTTCAAGGCGCGGGTTGAAGATCATCTTCTCGAACGTGCAGCCGTAAAGCTCTCCGTTGAGGACCGATTGCTCCAATACGTTTTGCTGCTCGGCGTCGGTCCACCAGAACTCGCAGGTCTTGAGCAGGGTGTCGAACACATCCTCTTTTTCGGGCTCCACCTCGCCCACCTGCATTACGTTAAACGTGGGGTTGTTGTCGGTGAGCGTGTTGACGGTCCTGACACGGTGGGCATGCAGCAGATTCGCGGTAACAAGCGGCGCTTTGCGCGATGTTGAGCGCCAATGCCGGTTTTTGGACAGCTCGTAGTGGCGCATCCACTTGGCCGGCAGCCCCAAGTCCTGCTTGTGCTGCAGCACCTCGGCCAGGATCTCGAATACGGTGTAGCCAACGCGGGGATGCCCCTCGGGCGGCAGCAGCTCGGGGCCGCTGTACTGATCGGCGGTATCGGTAGCCATCAGATCTTAAATCCTTCCTGGGGGGGCAGGCTGGGACAGGGTGTATGGTACTTCTCAAGGCGGCCTTGGCTTCGGAACTGCTTGCCGCAATGCGGGCAGAGTACCGGCCGGCTCGTGTAGTTGCCGGTCGGCTCGGAATCGGCTTCGATGCCTGTCAGAATGGCTTTCGGCTCGCCATCTTTAACAAACCAAAGCTCGTTTTCTGGTACGTTCTTGTTTGCTTCAACGCGGATTTGTGACGGCTGCTCGGGGGGGGCTTGTTCTCTGATCTCTGATAGTAGCACCTTTTCAATCAGGCCACTATCCCCCTCAACCGAAAGATACCATTGGCCGCCTTCGGGAACCGTTTCGCCGGTAGCGATAATTACCGTGCCGTCGCCCTTCTCCATGTGGTTGAAAAACGGCCGGCAGCGGCACCTCGGGCATGCGGCAAGCCTCCAATCATCGAGTGCTGCCGGAAACGGCGGCGGCACCTGCCGCTCGGGGTAGAGGCTTCGAAACGCCTGCAGGTTGACCAGCCCCGACATTTCGGCGCGCGGCACCACCTCGGTGGGATCAAAGGTTGCGATCGGCTCGCGGCAGATCTCGCATATCAGTTTATGCAGGCTCATTTCAGATCATCCCTCCACGCCATCACGCCGCGAAGCGATGCCAGCTCGCTTTGCGCATCGTGGTGCCAACGCTCGATCTGCTCTATCCGCTTGGCGTGAAAAAACGCCATCAGCCCGAAGCCGCAGAAAAACCCAATGACCCAAACAACGATGGCTCTCATGGTTTGCCTATCCTTTCCCTGTCATGATCGTCGGCACCGGCCCCTTATCCTCACCGTACGCAGCCTCGGCGAAGATATCCCCACCCTCGGGCTCGCCGGTTGCAACCGTCACATCAGGCGGCCTTTCGCGCCGCGGGTTGTTTTTGCTTCGAAACGGCAGCTCGCGGCTGTTTCTTCCGGCCCAATACCCCGCGGCTGCGGAAATGCCGATCGATATGACGGCCAGAGTAAACGATGCCGCCGCTATCAGGATCAGATCTTGCCACCCAATCGCAGTATTCATAAAAGCTGAAAGCTCCTTTCTTCACTTGCGCCCAGCGCCGCCGCAGCTCGGCCACCTTGCGCAGGCAGCGGGAAAGCACCTCGCGGCTGGCTTGTCTATGACAGATGCCTAAAAACTCGCAGCACCATATAAAAGACCATGGCTTCTTTGACTTGCTGCCGATCCAGGCGAGCGCCTGCTCGGCCAAGAGCAGCCGCTCGGTTTGAACGGATTTAAGTTTGCTCGGGATACAGCCCTCGTCGGCGTCCAAAACCGCTTGGTGGACCACCGAAGCGAGGAGGTTGAAGCAGCCGGCCGACCGGAAAAACTTAAATTGTTGGGTGCAAAGCTCCGTCGCTCCCCTCATCGTCCGGCTCTCCCTCCCAGCTATCTCGTCCTGATTGAAGTCTTGCCAGCTCTCGCTCCTGCTCAATAGTAGCGATTGTATCGAATCGTTCACTATCCCCCCTTACCAACCTGTCTAGGCGCTTGTCGGTTGCGGACAGCTTCGGCCTGTCCTCGGGCAGAGCTAGGGGGCGGGCCATGCAGATCAGGCAGCTCTCGTCGTAAACGTGGTCCTCTCCGGTCGTGTCGATGTCCTCGATGTTATGCTCGTCCTGTATCAGCCCTCCTATCGTTCGGAAGAAGTGATCGCAGCCGGGGTAAACCTGCAGCATCGGCCGGATCGGGTTGCCGTCGGGATCGTGCCGGCGCAGCCGCTCATGGAACTGCCGGATCTTGAGCGTTCGGCTGGGATCCCCCACTCGCCAAATGAACTGCCACCGCTCTTTCAGCCCCACATCGGCGAAGACCTCGGCCGTACTCGGCCCCTGGCCGCCGCCTTTGTAGTCGGGCTTCTTCTGGAAAATGTCGTGGCCGGCAAGCCGCTGGATCAGGCTGGGCTCGGCCCACTCGGGAAGGATCCTGCGCTCGATCTGGATCGCCTTGACCGCCACCTCCTCATCGGAGAGCCTCAAGCCCTGGTTCGGCTGCCCGTTCCAGCCGTACCACTCGTGGAAGCGGTAAACCCTGCCGTCGCCATCCACCCACCACCAGCCGAAGGAAAACGGTGCGCCGAAGCCCCAATCAAAGGTGGAATAGATATGGGCGCCTTTCGGTATCGTTACGGGCTCGCAGGTATGCGCCTCTTTGGCCAGCTCGGGGAAGGCTTGCCCCAGGAAGATGTTCCAATCGCCATCGCGGAAGGCCTTGCGCAGGCTCGGGGCCAAGGTTTCGAGCATCGCCCAATAGGCCGGATCCAGGTGCGGGTTGTCATCGGCTTTGCTCGGAACGTAGGCAAAGGTCGAACTGTAATCGATCGGGGATCGCCACTCGGGGGGGAATAGCTTATCCATCCAGAACTGCTTGACCCAGGCGTGGCCGATCGAGCCCGGGTTCGTGCCGGCGACAAACTGGCATTCGATGTCCTCAAGCCCCTTCCACCGCGCCCGGGTGCGCACATGGTCGAACACCTCGTACGGGTTTTTGGTCAGCTCATCGATGCAGATGAAACAAAACTCGGCCGAGGCGTACTTGCTGGGGTCATCCAGATTGCGGAAACACAGAATGCCGCCGCCCCAATTTGGATGGATGATGTAGCAGCGGCCGTACTCTTTGTGATCCTGATGCAGCTTGCCAAACCAGGCCGGGAACTCGCGGGAGATCTTGGAGAGCTGCCGGTCCTTGAGGCTGGGGTAGTCCTCACAGGCGAGCATGCCGACCGGCTGCCGGACGCCGAAGACCCTGGCAAGCGTGTAGAGCCGGCGCAGCGACCACCAGCGCAGGAAAAAGCTCTTGCCGCCGCCCAAGGCGCCGCCATAAAGCAGAAACTTGATCCGGCCGGAGTCCAGCAGGCGAACGGCGTCCATCTGCCGCGGGGTGAACTTGGCAAGCTCGGTGTCAAAGTCGGGGCCGGTGCCAGCTATGGCCGCTTGGCCCCTCATTCCCCAAACCACCACATAGCCAGCAGCGCGGCCCCCACAACGTAGCTGCCCCAAAAAATAACAAACGGCCAATTAACAATCCGCCACTTGCCCCTTACCGTTCCCATAGCATTCATGTCAGACCTCCGCTTTTGACATTCAACACCTTGTCACTACGATAAAACGTAACGTGGATTGATGGAGGTGCATCGGGATCGGCCGGCTGGTCATCCAGGCCGCGGCTCTTGCGCTCGATCGTGACCGCGTTCAACGAGGCCCGGGCGATATTGTCATGGGCCTTTGACAGGATCTCAAGCCGCTTGGCCAGGGAAACGGCGCGCTGGAACTGCTCGGCCGGTTTCAGCTCCTCGGACGGCTCCTCCTCCATCGCTTTCTCGACCTTGGCGATCTCCCGGCCGATGATCTGCGCTATCAGCTCGGAGTTATGGGTCAGCACCTTGCCGAGGGCTTGGTGCTTCAAAACAACAACCTTGCCCTGCTCGATGGCCGAGGCTACTATGTCCGCAGTTTTCTTCCGCAGCGCCGCATTGTCCGCAGGTGCGGACCCTTTTGCGGACGAGGCGCGGATAACCGCCTCCTTGACTCCGGTAGCTACCTGGGAAGCCAAGTCCTTGGCCCAGCCCTCCGACTTAGCCTTAACTCGGATTAGCTTCTCGCTGATCGAATAGCGCCGAGCTATTGCCCTAACCGGCATCTGGTCGGTGCGATAAAGCGACCTGATAGAGTCCCAATCTATCTCTCGCTTGACCTTAGCTCCCATTAGCTCGCTAACCCCACTTAGGCAGAGCCAAATAGCTCTCTATCTCGCTAATAGCTGCCTTAGCTCCCCAGCAAGCTACGGCGCGGTAGCTATTAGCTCGCAACAGCTCGATCCAACGGACCTGTTCAGGCTTTAATTTGCCGCTTTCCGACCTTTTCAGCTCGATCCGCAGGCCGCAGTAGATTCTAAACCCCCCACCAAATGAGCTATCTCGCCCCAGGATCAACGATCTCGGAACATCCAGGGCGATGTCCGGATACCCGCGTTTGAGTCCCGCCCTGGCCGCCTTAACCGCGCTGCCGATCGAAAGCCGCACACCGTTCAGGCTGCCGATCAGCATTTCCAGCTCCGGATAGCTCGCCTTGGCTATCTCTGCCCAGCTAAACACAGCTACCTGCTCGCGCCACTCGTCAGCTTGAGCTATTAGCTCGGAGCTATTCGACCGGGGTTTGCCCATTAGCTGCTCTTGGCTTGAAAATAGCGGCCCCATCGAGGCTGCCGGAATGGACATCGAGGGTGATGTTTTTCGAGCTGGGGGGTGGTGGTGGGGGTGGTGGTTGCTGGATTGGCGGCGGTGGGCCGTATTCGATTTCCCCCCCGGGGCGTATGATGCCCTTGCCGTCGGCGGTCCTGATGCCGTAAAAATCGGCGCTGAATCTGAGCTTTCCCTCGTTGATTGCGCCGACTCGATAGACAAACGGGCCGATCAAAAACATGATCCCCGTCTTGGGGGGCAGGAAGACCGCCTTGAGATTGTTGCTTCCTTCGGGGGTCAGGCTTGACACTAGCTCGCGCAGGGGGTCTTTTGGCGGCTCTTTGGCTTGGGGCTCTTGGATCTCGTTCATGCCGGTAGGTTTCTCCTTTCGGCGGTTTTGAAGATCTCGGTTTGTGCGATGGGAATGACTTTGGCGCTGCGCTCGGCCTGCAGCGGGGCTTTGAAGTCGGGGTAGCGCACCAGAAGCGTATGCCGCACCCTTGAGCGGTCGTTGAGGGGCATGTTGGTCATCTTGGCGAATTTATCGAATGCCTCCTCGCCTTTGTCCCGCAGGATGAGTAGCCCCTGGTGGAGGTTGCCGATCGGGTATTTGAAATCCTCGGTCAGATCGTAGGCGACTGCTCCCTGGCCGGCGGTTCGGATGTCCTGGTGGTAGATGTCTTTTAGCCGGCTGCCGAGGTTGCCGTTCATCGATTCGAGCTTTTGCTGCGCGATCTCAGCAAGCCTCACGTATTCCGCGGGCTTGATCCGGCAGGGCTTGAGGAAATTCCAGATGGCGGCGACCCGCTCGGCTTTGTAGTTGGCGCCGAAGTAGTTGTAGAGGGTCTTCATCATGCCGTCGTAGGCGATGAAGGCCTCTGACAGTCTGGTGCCTTGGTCGATCTCCATAGGCTCATTCTCCCAGCGCCAGCTTTCGGGCTTTGGCGCTCTCGGCTTCGAGGTCGTATGGTTGCTGGTATTTGGGCTTGGAGAATTGGATCTCTCTCATCACCCAGGTTCTCCATGCGGCTTTCCAATCGAGGTGAACGGTTCCCTTGGCCTTGTGGTTTTCGATGAAGTGATCGAAGACCAGATCGACGTTGCCGTTAATTCCGTGGCTCTTGGCGTAGGCGATCATGTCCTCGGTCAGTTTGAAGTTTTCAGGCACAGCGCAGCGTCGGGGGCGCGGGGAGGCCGCAGGCCGTCCCTCTCTATTGCTATTGCTATTGCTATTGCTATTGCTATTGGCTTCGATGGGGCATTGAAGCCCCTTCCAAGCCCCTTCGATGCCCCTTCTTTTTTCGATGTGGTACTTAGCTCCGTATTCCTCCCAAAAAGCGTGTAAAAACTGGTTGTTAGGTAACGAGGCGTAAAGGTCGTTAACCCACTTTACCCGCTTATCTCCGAGCTTTAGGCTATCTCCTATCTGGTAGGTAGCCATTTTGAACACCCAAACTACCTCGCTATGGTCATCGTAGGCACAAAACGAACTCTGGATGCCCCTTTGAAGCCCCTTCGAAGCCCCTTTCGCATCGAGCGCAGTTTCGTGAGATATCAATAGCTTGGGGAGATAATAAATTCCGAGGGGGTTGCGGTGCGAATTTGACAGGAGATAGAGAGCTACAAGCTGCGCCTCCGGCCCTGCTTCTCGAAGTTTTCGGCCTGTTTCACCGGTCCAAAAAGTCGAGTTGACGGTCGTGTAGTCAGCCATTTTTAGGCCTCAAAATAGCGATAATTGGGTCAGCTTTTGTGCTGCCGGCGGCCGATACCAGCAATGCTCCGGCATGCCGTAGGGTCCGGTAACTTTGATGTCGGTTTTGCGCAGCTCCCCGGCAGAGCAAAGGTTGGTGATCGCCCTGCGAACCGAGGTGAGGGGGGTTATGATCGGGTCAAAAAGCCGCTTGTGGATTTCGCTCGGGGTGAACATTCTGGTAGGATGGGACTTGAAAAACGACAGGATCAGCAGCTCTTGGCTGGATGCCCGGGACTCGTAGGATGTAAGATCGGCGCCGCGGGCCTCGACGGTGTTATGGAATGATGCCCCTTTCACTCCTCGTCCACCTTGTTTTTCGATGGTTTACCGTCTTGCCTGTTTTTGTTTAACAGTTTCCCAAGTAAACTTTGCACCGCTTCGGAGTCTTCGCTAAGGTAGACGCCAGGATCAAAAAGGCTCTCGTGTATGACTCTCGCAATCTCATATCTGATACGGCACCGCAGCCGCTCTTTCGCCCGCTCGTCCAAAACCGAGAGCATCAGATCCCGCATGTGCGCCGAGATTGGGACCGTGTACCTCTCGGTCAACTTGTCTTGCGCCATGGCCTGCCTATTGACATCCGGAAATTATTTCCGTAGGGATTATGTGTTAGTTTCTGTTATTCCCGCTCCCGTCGGAAAGCAGCTCGGGCCAAGGATCTCCGAACTCGTCCGGATAAAGGAACTTTCTCCGGTCGATGCCCGTAATCCGCTCAAGCTCCTTGGCCGTGTCGGGACGGGTGGATCCTTTTCGGCGGGCCTTAATCAGCGTGTCGGGATGCCTGGGAGGAATCATTCTGGCCGCAAGCTCGCTCGCCAGCACATTCCAACTCTTGCCCCTGTCTTGTGGCGCGATGGTAGCCATGACTCAGGACGATAAACGAAAGTGGAGGTAAAGTCAAGAATAAATTTCCTTCGAATGCCAGTTAAAAAAAGGGGGGAGTAAAGCATGAGCGTGGACTTCGGGCAGCATTTGAAAAACCTCGTGGCCGATGCCGGCCTCACCGTAGCGGCCTTCGCAAAAGCCATCGACTGCCATCCCGATGCTCCTCAGAAGTGGTTTTCTGGCAAGAGCTACCCACACCGCAAATATCACAAGAAAATGGCTACGGTGCTGGGAGTCACGACAGAAAGCCTATTGATGATGTCAACGGCCGGGGGAACGCAAAAAACTGAAACCATAACAGAAAGAAAGGAGGCAGAGGAGAACGTGGATCTTGAGATATTTAAGGCTATTATGTCAATACAGCGACGCCTCGATTCCCTTGATGAGCGGCTTACGGGCATGGAAATCGAGGTGCGCAGATTAAGCGGCCACCCTTTACCGAATGCTCCGCGAAGCAACCTGTCAGGATAACCAAAAAAAGACAACCTCGCGGAGCTTCCCCCCTCGAAAGTAGCCCCACAACAGACCTTAGAATTGTCAAGGCAACAGGATAAATAATAGAAGTTGTTTATTTTTAAGCCCTCGGCGTAACCGCGAGGGCTTTTTTTCGCGGGTTCCAAGGTAACTTCCTGAAAATTTTTCTTGACATTAACTGAAAAAATTTCTAATATCTGCCACCACAGCAAGGAGGGCTTATGGGCAGGCAGGCAGGCGATGGGATCAAAAAACTTCTGGCGAAGGCCCGCCGCCGCGTGAAGGAAATCCCGCACACGCAGGCGAAGCAAATGCTTGAGGATCTGGCGGCCGTTCGAAACCATTCCGATGTCTGCGCTATCGTCATGGCCCGCAACATAACCAGGGCGTTTACTGGCGGCTTTTGGTCGAAGTCGGTTGAGGACGAGGTGATGAGGTGCCTTGGCCGGGCCGCCTTTCCGAAGAAGTGAACTATAAAACCAAGGGGGTGCCAAATGAAAACGATTGAAGTCATCTTTTCAGACGAGCAACGGGTAGCAGTCACGGCGAGGAAGGATGCCATTTTGGTTTTTTCCGGCAACGGCTGGACGCTCCCCGGCAAGAGCAACGGCTATATCCTCTGCACTCTGAAACCAAAAGCCATGCGCGCGCGCAACTTGGAGTCCGGCATGATGCGGCTGATACGCATGGCCCTGCTGGCGCTCGAAATGGGCGAAGTCTGCGAGCGCTGCGGATCGGAAAAGCCGGCAGATCGTTCGTGTGACTGCTTTGACAACCATTGCCAGTAAACCAGGGGGTGCCAAATGAAAATCATCCGTCAACGCGAGAGAAAAGAGGAAATCGAGTACGTCCACGATTTTGTGAGCGTCGAGGATCCGAGTCGTGGCTTTGCGATCAACTGCAGCGAGAGCGGGCAGCCCATCGATAAGGCCGCCCGCGAAAGATACGCGGAGCTGCAGCAGGACGTTAAGGCCGGCAAGCTGCGCTACAAGGGGCTTCGGATGTTTGCCCATCGCTGGACGGAGCCCGCGGTCGGCCGATGCCATTGCGGCAGAGAGGTCGTTTTGGACGGGTTTACAAACACCTGCCGCTGCGGGAGCGATTACAATTTCGCGGGCCAAGCGCTTGCCCCTCGTTCGCAATGGGGAGAGGAAACCGGCGAGAGCTTGGCCGACATTCTCTCCATTAAGTAAAGGGGGTGCCTAATGAACGAACTGCATTGTCCTTATGGTGGCGCCGAAGAAGTCGAGCGGGCCGTTGCCCTGGCGCACCGCTCGATCGGTAAATGCTCTGTCTGCGGCCGGCGCCTCTCGGATCCGGCGAGCGTTGATCGCGGCATGGGTCCGGTCTGCTCCGGCAAAACGGCCGCCAGGTCGGTAGGGGCTTCACACGAGTCCGACCGCTACTACTGCCTACCGCTTTCCGAGGGGCTTTTCTGCATGCGGGAGCGTGGCGTGGTCTACACCAATATCCCGCATATCGTGACCCACCATAGCCCCGACGGCTTCGAGTTTGGCTATGCCGGCAGCGGTCCCGCCGATCTTGCCTTGAATGCGGTCGAGGCCTTTCTGCGCCACCTGAATTGGGGCGGCCGGAAGCGCAAGTTTCAGAACTACATGGGCGCCGAGGGCGAGCTGTACGCGATCGCGCTCAACCATTATCAGGACTTTAAATCCAAGTTCATCGCACCGATCCCGCGCGATGGCGGCAAGGTCCGGTTCGACGCCATTTATGATTGGCTGCAGCCCTTGATGACGGCCGAGGCCGCCGAGCGGTGGAGCGAGGATGCCTAACCCTAATTTCCCATACCCGTCAGTAACCCAGGTACTCGGGCCGTATTGCGGATTTGATCGGGTGCGGCCCGACATCTTGGAGGCCGCATGCGAGCGCGGAACCGACGCGCACACCCCCTGCTTGGCCCTGGCAGCCGGGATGCAGTTTGTGATGGCCAAGCCCGAGGTGCAGGGATATTTCGACTCGTTTTTGAAGTGGTTTGCCATGGTCGCCGAGGTGGTGGCCGTCGAGCCCGCGCTCGTAGACCACGATCTCCAATACACCGGCAAGCCCGACCTGATCGTGCGTATGAGTAACGATAAAGAGCTTTCAATCGTAGATCTTAAAACCGGAAAAACAAAAGGCAAGTTATGGAATCTACAGCTTTCAGCCTATAAAAATTTGGCGCAAAAATCAGGATGGGGAATTACGAATAACTCAAGGCTTTTTTCTCTTAGATTAAAAGAAAACGGTGGGATGCCACTTGCAGACGAGTATATCCATAGTGATAGAGATTTCTCTGTTTTTTTATCAGCATTAAATGTTCATCGATATATCGGCAGGTGAAAAAATGAAGGAACCCTATGGGTATTGTCAATGTGGATGCGGTGAAATTACTAATTTTGCTCCGCGCACGGACAAAAAACGCGGTTGGATAAAAGGGCAGCCGCTTAGATTTATCCATAATCACCATTGCCGAGGTTCTGCAAACTGGAACTGGAATGGCGGTCGTAGCCGTTCTGGTGAAAAGTATTTTCGAGTTTGGCGCAGCCCTGGGATACGAGATCGAGAACACCGTCTAATTGCCGAAAAGGTGTTAGGCAAACCGCTTCCTCCCGGTGCCGAGGTTCATCACTATGATGGCTATAGCGATGAGTCCAGGGCTAAGTTGGTTATCTGTGAGAGTAAATCTTATCACAGACTCATCGAAGCAAGAACACAGGCATTTCGCACATGCGGGCATGCAAATTGGAGAAAGTGCAAATATTGCCACGAGTACGATGACCCAAAAAATCTTTATATAAACCATGACGGCAGGGCTGCTATTCACCGCAGTTGTAATGCCGAAGCACAACGAAAAATAAGGGAGAAAAAATCAAGTGCCAACATGCAAATCGTGCGGTGCCGAGATCATCTGGAAGAAAACCAGCAAGGGCAAGAACATGCCCCTGGACGATAACCCCCGTCGAATGGCGATGATGACGAAGGACGGGGAAACGGTTTGGATCGGGGATTGTTACCCGATCCACTGGGATACCTGTCCGGACGCAGAACAGTTCCGGAACAGGGAAGGAGGCCAGCGGTGAACCCCCGGTGTCCGGGCTCTCGGTAGTGGATGGCACCCCGCCGAGATATGTCGCTGCCGCAGCCGGGGGCCTTGAGCGGTTCGGCCCCCGGCTGACCTTTAAAATTATCGTCTACATTTCCCGGGGACAAAGAACAAAGGAGGCAGACGATGCTTGATTTTGATGTCGCAGCAAAACCTAAGAAAGCAAAGAAGGCCGCGCCGCCACCGGCCGCGAGGGATCCGTTCGATGTCGCGCCCGTCCGCGATGCCCTCAAGGCATACGAGGCCGAAGTCGCATCGATGAAGCAAACCGCCGAGAATCATCAAGTGGTCGATGATGAAAGCAACCGCTCGGCAGTCGAAATGGCCGCCCAGGCAAAACGGTTGGCAAAGCTGATCGAGGACATGCGCAAGGAAAAGGTCGGCCCCTATCAGCAGTACACCAAGGCGGTCACAAACCTCGCCAAGGTCTACACCGATGTTCTTGAAAACATCGAGAGAATCATCCTCAAGCCCAAGATCAACGCCTACCTGTCCAAGCTCAAGCTCGAACGGCTCGAAGCCGAGCGCCGCGCCCAGGAGGAGGCCCGCAGGCTGCAGGAGCGGCTTGACGCGGAATCGGCCGAGAAGAACCTGCCCCGGGTCGAGGTGCAGATGCCGGTGCTTCCTCAGAAGCAGGAGCCGGTACGAACCGAGGAGGGCAGCGCCAGCCAGCGGGCCGATTGGAAATGGAAGCTCGTAGACATCGCGCAGGTTCCGCGTGAGTACCTTGTGATCGACTCCGTGGCGCTCAACAAGGCGGTTCGGGCCGGCGCGAGGGTGATCCCTGGAATCGAAATCTACCAAGAGGAGTCGGTACAGATCCGGCTATAGAAAGGAGCCCCAAAGATGGCAAACGGAAAAGAATTAGCCCCCTACAACGAGAAGGCGATCAGCCTCAAGAGATACCTGAATAGCGAGGGTATCAAGGCTCAGATCATGGCTGCCGCCCCGAAGATGCTGAACGCCGAGCGGTTTCTCAAGGTCTTTTACGGCGCGATCCTGCGCAACCCGAAGCTGGTTGAATGCACCACCGAGAGCATGCTGCAGGCGGCCATGTTTTTCAGCCAGCTCGGCCTTGAACCGATCCTCGGCCGCGCCTACCTCGTTCCCTACCTGAACAGCAAACAGGTCGATGGGCGATGGGTAAAGCAGTACGAAGTGCAGCCCCAGGTCGGCTACCAGGGCTTTGTTGACCTCGGCCGCAGATCCGGACTGATCCTCGATGTGTGGGGATCATGCGTCTACGAAAACGACATCTTCGATCTTTCCTACGGCATGGAAAGAACCCTCGTCCATAAGCCATGGTTCATGGATCCCGAGAAACGCAAGGCCGGCCAGCCCGGGGAGTTTATCGGCGCCTATGTGGTCTGGAAGCTCAAAGACGGCACGATGCACCCCGATTTTATGCCGGCGTTCGAGATCCACAAGCGCCGCGCCAAGAGCCAGAGCTACACCTGGGCCGAAACCGGCGACCCGAACAAGGGCGGCGGCAAGCAGGATAGCGTTTGGCATCAATGGCCCGAGGAAATGGCGCTCAAGACCGTTATCAAACACTCCGCGAAGCTGGTGCCGGCATCGATCGAGTTCATGCAGGCGGTCGAGTTCGATGATACCAAGGACAACGGCGCCGGGTACTCGCCGCTAACCAACTACGAATTTGGCGACAGCCCTGCGAAGCTGCAAGCCCCCGCAGCCGACTTCGACACCCTGGCCAAGGAGCGTTTGATGTCCTGGCCGAGCGAGTCATGGGATAACTTCGTCGCGGCAACCGCCAGCGGCAATAACATGACCGTCGAGGAGTTCAAGCGGAAGGTGGCCGGCGATGGCCGTTTCGCCGATCTTTGGGCGGCATACGAGCGATCCTTTGGGTTTCAGCCAAAGGCCCCGCAGCAGGCCGCTCCGGCGCCCCAGGCGCCCCCTGCAGCAGCCCCCGCCCCGCAGGCCGAGGCCAACAACACACCCCCCGCCGCCCCATGGGCGCGGAAGAACTGGATCAACCTTCGCGGTCCCGGGTATGCGGCCTACGTCAAAACACACATCGAGGCGTTCATGGCCGCCCCCGCCGATGTCCTGTCGGAGGCGCGCGGCAAGTGGCTCAACGTCTACAAGGGCGAGGAGCCATGGCCGCTCGATCCGCAGGCGCCGCCGCCGCCTCCGGCACAGCCGGCGCCGCCGCAGGCGGCATCAAACCAGGATCCGGAATCCTCGGAGCTGCAGAAGCTCAAGGCCATGATCGCCGACTACGAGGCGCGGCACCCCCTCTATGTCAAACAAGCGCGCGCAAACTTGCGGATCAGCGCAGAGGACACGCTCGATGCTGCGAACACCGTTCTGGCCGAGATCGAAAACATTTTAGAACGGCATCCACCGGTTGAGTGATTCCAGTTTGATATGCGACATGTCGCAGAGGTTGGGTTAAAGACCTAAAAATACTGGATCAAGGTCTACGCGACATGTCGCAGAGGGATTAGAAAAACTACTGCTCTTGATATGGAAATTATTTCCGCATATCATCGGCCCCAAACCGTAACCGGTGGGGGCTGCATGTCCGGAACCATCCACTATCAAAAACGTGGCAAGTGCTGGTTTGTCCTTTGGTACGACCACAACCGCAAGAAATCGATCAAGGTCTACCGCTACCGCGGGGCGAAGATATACGACCGGCGCATCGCTCAAAAGCTGCTCGCGCAGATGCAGGGCGACACCGAAAACGGGGTATTCCGACTTGAGAAGTTCACCAAGCAGGAATGGAATGAGCCGGTCGAGTATCTTTGGGTGTGGTTGAAAGCGGTCGAGCAGACTCTCGCGCCGGCCACCGTGAAGGATTACGAGGTCAGCATCCGGCACATGGAGCCCTTCTTTTCCGGCCGGCGCATCTTTATTCACGAGATCGGATACGACACGCTGCAGGAGCTTGCCAACTCGATCAACCGGAGCCCCAAGGGCAAGAAAAACGTCCTGGGCTGCCTGCATGCCTGCCTGAATTATGCTTGGAGATCGGGACGGATCCCGGTCGTGCCGCCGTTTCCCAAAATCCGGTATCAGCCGCCTCCGATCAAATGGCTGCCCGAGGACCGGCAAATGGCGATCATCGAGGCGATCCCCGAGGCCGACCGGCCGATCTTTCTTTTCCTGAAATACCACTTACGCCGGCCCGGGGAAGCCTGCGCTTTGAAATGGGAGGATTGGGATGGCAAAGTTTTCACGATCCGACGCGGTATTTCTGCACGAGAAATTGTTGAGTCTACAAAGACAGGTGCGATACATCGAGTCCCTTGCCACCAGCTATTTAGGCCAGTTATCGATGTTCTTAGACGCGGCTTTGAGCCGCATATCTTCGTCAATCGACTCGCCCGCGCCAAAGGCAAGGGCTACACGCTCGAAAGCCTCAACCGGATATGGAAAACGGCCTGCGAAAAAGTCGGCGAGCAGATCCCGCTCTACGCGGGGCTGAAACACTCAACGGCCTGCCAGCTCGTGAACGATCATGGCCTATCGCTCTCCGAGCTGCAGATGGCCGGGGATTGGGCGCGGCTTGATTCGGTCAAGAGGTACGCGGTTGTCGAGGAGGCGAGAAGAAAGGAGCTGCTTGAGGGGAAAGTGATCCGACTAGATCCTAAAAAGAGCCTAAAGGTGGGTGAAAGTGGCTGATTTTATTGAACGATGCATGGGTTCGATTCCCATGCACTTCCGCCATTTTTCCCAATGTTTTCAGCCCTGCCACCCGCCGAATTTAGATCCTAAAACTATCCTAAAACCATCCTAAAAGCAAACGGAGTCGATGATGTCTGAATACTTGCTGCTCTACCCAGCGGCTTACCTCTTGGTGGGAACCGCTATCGTTGTGGCTGACCTTATCGACACCCGCATCGAGCGGCGCCGGCAGGCCAAGACAATAGCCCGCCGGCTGTCGCTCCTCAAAGAGTTCGCCGATGGCAAACGGGTTGACTAACCCTCCATGGTATTTTTCACCCCGCTATGCGCCCCGACAGCGGTTGCTGCTGCAACTATTGCCGCTATCCATTGTATTGGGTCGCCCCATCCGGCAGTCAACGTAAGGTAGGCCACGACCCCAAGCACAAGGATTACAAGCGGGATCATCCGGTTGGGAAATTTAGGCAGCGCATTTTTCAGTATCCCGCCCACAAGCATCAAGGCCGCCACAACTGATCCGAACTCGGTTACTTTGATTTCCACTATTCCTCCTCGTAGGGCCTGGGAAGGCTCGCGGGGTTCTTGGAATTGAACTCGGCGAGCTGCTGCTGGTAAAAGGTTTCGATCTCCTCGGGCGTTTTGCCCTGCATCTGCATGTAGGTGAAATAGGCGTGGATCGATTGCACGGTCAAAGACGCAATCAGATTCGCTACGGTCGGGTCCATGGTTACTTGCCTCCTTTCGCCAGAAGTGCGGTCAGCTCTCGCACGGCGGCCACCAGGGCGGCCTCTGCCTCGGGCGTTGCCGTCGTGCCGGAGGCGGCGTAGTGGTTATACATGCCGATGGCGCGATAGGAGTTTTCCAGCGTCTTGAGGTATCCGGATAGAAACTCCTTTTCCTTGCCGTCCAGCCCGCCCGCGCTCATCTGCTCGAACTGGAACTTGTAATCGTCAAAGGCCGAGTTATACATCGACATGGCGAAGGCGGCCTTTTCCTTCGGGCTCATGCCGGTGATCGATTTCCCATTGCTGGCGCAGCCGGCCGAAAATAGCGCTAGTAGAACC